AGCCAGCTCAACAGCCAGCTCTACAGCCAGCTCTACAGCCAGCTCCGCAGCCAGCTCCGCAGCCAGCTCGACAGCCAGCTCCGCAGCCAGCTCTACAGCCAGCTCGACAGCCAGCTCCGCAGCCAGCTCTACAGCCAGCTCGACAGCCAGCTCGACAGCCAGCTCTACAGCCAGCTCTACAGCCAGCTCTACAGCCAGCTCAGCAGCCAGCTCTACAGCCAGCTCGACAGCCAGCTCGACAGCCAGCTCTACAGCCAGCTCGACAGCCAGCTCTACAGCCAGCTCTACAGCCAGCTCCGCAGCCAGCTCTACAGCCAGCTCGACAGCCAGCTCGACAGCCAGCTCTACAGCCAGCTCGGCAGCCAGCTCTACAGCCAGCTCGACAGCCAGCTCGACAGCCAGCTCTACAGCCAGCTCGGCAAACTCCAGCCTTATTTTTTACAAAACCGTTGGGGCGCTGGTCAGTGGTGTTCCTGGGAAGCATTCTATCTGTTCGGACATGAAATTGGTGTCAAGTACAAAGCTGAAGATATTGCCCTTCTTTTGGAGTGGGGCCGTCTTTCCCAAAGTGTGGGTTGGTGGGCTCCTTGGGACGGAATTTGCTTTGTCAGTGATCGTCCGCGAAAAGTCAAGTTCGATGCTGAGAAGCGGCTTCATAGTGAATTTGGCAAAGCGGTTGAGTATTCAGATGGCTGGGGCGTTTCGTCCTGGCACGGAACCAGAATTCCAGACGAGTGGACCGCTGACCGCACTAAACTGACGCCTAAGGCCGCGCTGACCTGGGCAAACATTGAGCAGCGCCGCGCCGCTTGTGAAATCCTAGGTTGGGCGCGTATCCTGACTGAATTGAAGGCTAAGACGATCAACAAGGACAACGACCCGGAAATCGGCGAGCTTGTAGAGGTTGAGCTGCCAGATATTGGTCGTGAGAAGTTCATGCGCGTCCAATGCGGAACAGGCAGAGAGTTTGCCGTTCCAGTTCCACCGGAGATGCAGACCGCGCTCGAAGCGCAAGCTTGGATGTGGGGTATGTCTAAAGATGAGTTCAAGATTCCAGAGGTCAGAACCTGAAAGGTAGTTGATACAATGAAGACTTTCAAAACGGTTGCGGCGCAAGGCGAGCTAGGCTTTGTTCGTCTTCCTGACAAGACCAAGATTCCGAAGAACGCGGTTGTGGTCAAGCCGCAGAAGGGCCTTGTAATTGTGGGTCATTCTGAGACCGGTCATCATCACTGCATGGACGCTACCAGGACCACGCTCTACAAGCTCCCAGACGAGATCTTGGAATGCTTGATGGTGGTGGAGAAGCCTGACGTTCTGGAGCACCTGCGCGAGTTTGACAAGCACGAGCCGCTGAGCTTTGAGCCCGGCGTCTACCGCGTGCGCTACTTGCGCGAGTACACGCCTGAAGGCTTCCGCAAGCAGGAGGACTAAGGCATGTCGGAAGGAAAGGTGTCAATCGCGGGGCTTGACAAGGCTCTTGTCCTAGCCGCGCTTTACAACAATTCTAAGCCTCTCGGAATGGGGTACTTGCACTTTACGCCAGAGCCCATGACGAAAGAGGAGGCGGCGGTCCTCTTGGATGACTCAACATCAAAGTACTTTGACTACCTCAAGGGCCGCGTCATGAAGGTCAAGATTGCTGGAGACGAACTGGAGCCTTGGTTGTACGATCGCGACAATGGTCAGGGCGCAGCCGCAGCGGCAATCGATTCAATTCGGCAGAAGACCGAGGCTTGATGTTTGACCGAACGTTCCTTTTCCCGACTGAAGAACGTACGAACTACGTTACGAAAACAGTCATAGAGAAGCGTGCTCCGACGGATGAATCTGTTGCGCTTCTCAAGGATATGGAAGCGGCAGCGCGGGCTAAGCTGCTGGAGTCGGTCAAGGTTTCAGACACCAAATTCGAATGTGTTGTCCACACCCTTAGAGACTTCGCGTCTGGCGACGTTATTCGCAAGGCCGTCTTTTCTCTGAATGGAGAGAAGCTGGAGGCTGAATCCAGAACGAATGAGATGGATGTGAGTAAGGGTCGGAAAGAGGCGTTCGAGGATCTGCGTGACGAAATAGCTCAAGTCATAGCCACAAAGATTCTCGCAAGCGCGTTGCGAGGGCTTATCTGAGATGTCTCGCCCCACCCCTTGGCGCGTTCGAGTTATTCAGATCACAGAGGGCTGGGTCGAGGTTTCAGCATTGACAGGGAATGAGGCTGAGGCGGCTGCTCAGAATATTCCGGGAGTGGTGAGTGTGTTTGCCAAATCCGCAATTCCGGGAAATAAGCTGGCAGTGAGGCAGCAGCCTGTGGGCGTAGAGGATGAGGAAGAAAATTAAGAAATGATAGCCCCGAGCTTTATCGTTGAGAGCAATAAGATTGAGGGAATTCGTCGCCTGCCGACTCCTGATGAACTTATGGCACACGATTGGTTGTTAAGCCTTGCGGTTGTTCGCCTAGGTGATTTGGAACGCTTCGTTAAGTTGGTTCAGCCTGGTGCTGTGTTGCGTCGTAATGCGGGCCTCAACGTTCGTGTTGGAGAGCATATTGCGCCTCTAGGTGGGCCAGAGATTGAGGTACAGTTAGAAAATTTACTGGAGCGGTCCGAAGTTGTGTCTGGTCAGCAACCATACGAAATTCACGAGTGGTACGAAACACTTCATCCATTTACAGATGGGAATGGAAGGTCTGGTCGCGCATTGTGGCTTTGGATGATGAAGCAACGTGGTGAGCTTGATTGGGCGCTGGGGCTTGGTTTTCTTCACTGCTGGTATTATCAGAGCCTTCAAGCTGCTCGATAACTTTTAAGCACCACTACTAGAACTTGTCTATTGCCCTTGATAGGCGTATGCTTGCCCCTTAGACGGACCCTCGACGCGCGGCCGTATTTAATCGCCCGACGCGTGCGGTAGCGTCTCTGAAAGGCATTAGAATGCCAGCCCCTGACATTCAGCAGCCCATGCGAACCTTTGATGAAGCATTCGCTGAATTGAACCTGACGCCTGCTGAACGAGCAGCCTTAGTTTGGCATCTTGCAGCTTTCCGAGCACGCAAAACAGTCGAGGCGCTGCTCCCTAAAACACGTCATGATTTTGATGCAAGAGATTACGGTTTGCGCTAATTAGAAGATCGGAGTGCCAGATCGCGTAATTCCGTAATTAGAGCATAATGCCGTATTTGACGAAGCCATCATAAAAAGATTCAGGAATAAGTTTTGGATTATCAGACAGCTTATTCAGAGTTGCTCAAGCATGCAAGAGAGCTTGCAGCGCAGTTGGATGAGCCACCAACTCATGAGACTGAAGGCAAGCGCGCAGTTAACTTATTGGTGGTTGCGTGGCGTCAAGCAGTGTTTGCAGACTGGCAGGCGTATCTAGATGCCAACCCACAGTTTGCAGAGGTTCGCAAGTTGGCTTCTGTTCTAGTAGCCCAGCGCTATATAGATCAGCAAGACTGCTTGGTTGCTCCGCCTGGAATGGTTGCTCCAATTGTCAGGCTGGAAGGAGGCGACGCTATCTGCGTGGACCAATTGCTAGGGTCTGTCTATCCCTTATCAGCAGTCTATTTTTCCAAGGCCCGCGATATTCTGTATGCGGTTGAGCTTGCTAAAGGCAGCAAGGACACTCAGGACGCTGCGGCTTAATGGCCAACGTCTATCCCCTAGACATCGAGCAGACCTACCGCACCCCAGCTCCTCAACCTGAGCTTGGGGCGAATGTCATTGTCACAATGGATGGCAAGCCTGTTCCAGCTTTCGATGCTGATACAGGCACCACTCAGGTCGAGCTGCCAGATGGCATAGTCCAGGTCAGCTTCGGACCGCCACAAGAACCCAAGAAGGACAGTGACTTCGGCGACAACCTTGCCGAGCACCTGACCGAAGCTGAGCTCAGTGCTATTTCTGAGCGCCTGCTCATGGGCATCGAGCAGGATGAAAGCTCCCGCGCGCAATGGCTGGAGAATGCAGCCTCAGGCATCTCCCTCCTAGGCTTAGAAGCCAAGACCCCACGCGGTGCCGCAGCCTCAGGCGCCACGCCTGCTGAGGGCACATCCACAGTCGATCATCCTCTCCTCCTTGAAGCTGTCCTGCGCTTCCAGGCCAATGCCCTAGGCGAACTTCTCCCATCAGATGGCCCTGTCAAGGTTCGCAACGATGGTGAAGGCAACGCCTTAGCAGACAAGCTGGCCAATGCCCTTGAAAAGGACATGAATCATTACCTGACCAAGACGGCTAAGGAGTACTACCCAGACACTGACAGAATGCTGCTCTTGCTTGGCTTCAGCGGCATCAGCTTCAAGAAGGGTTACCACGACCCCATCAAGCGCCGCCCGGTCATTGCCTCCATTGATGCGAAGGACTTGATCGTCTCCAACTCAGCCACCAACATTGATGGTGCTGGGCGCGTCACCCATCGCATCATGATGAAGCCTTCCACGCTCAAGCGCATGCAGCTGCTGGGCGCTTACCGCAATATTGACCTACCTCTACCTAGCCTTAACCCAATCAAGAACCCGGTTGATGCCAAGATCGACCAGGTGCAAGGCATTGCCCCAGCCACTACTGTTGAGTACTCCGACCAGGATCGTGAGCTCTACGAGTGCTACTGCGAGATCGAGGTCCCCGGTTTCGAGCATGAAATGGACGGCGAGCTCACAGGCTTACCATTGCCCTTCAAGGTCGTCATCGACAAGGAAGCCAGACGCGTACTGGAGATAAGAAGGAATTGGGAGGAAGATGACGAATTCTGCATGCCGCGTAACAGGATCATTGCCTACTGCTTCATCCCTGGCCTAGGCTTCTACGGCATTGGTCTGCTCAACATCCTCGGCAATGCCACCAAGGCTGTCACTGCGGCCTGGCGCTTGATGCTCGATGCAGGCATGTTCGCCAACTTCCCCGGCTTCCTCTACCTGAAGCAGCTCGCTCGGCAGATGACCAACCAGTTCCGCATTCCGCCTGGTGGTGGTATGCCGATCGACACAGTGGGTAATGATATCCGTGCCTCTGTCATGCCGTTGCCTTACAAAGACCCTTCGGCGGTGTTCATCCAGTTGATCGAGAATGTGGTCACCACAGCCCAGCGGGTTGGCGGCACAGCCGAGACGCAGGTGGGTGAGGGTAAGCAGGACGCCCCAGTTGGCACCACACTCGCCCTTATCGAACAGGCGACTAAGCTCATGTCCGCTGTCCACAAGCGGCTTCATCAGGCTCAGAGCCAAGAGTTTGATATGCTCAAGTCGCTGCTGATGGAAGACCCTGAGGCGCTCTGGCGACACAACAAGAAGTCTCAGGTGCTCAAGATGCTGATCGCTGAGGCTGGTACGCCTGTGCAGCAGCAAGAGGATGAGACAAAGGCAGCTGAGAAGCGCCATCGTGATCTCTTCCTGACGGCCCTGGCAGATTGCGAGCTGGTGCCTAGAGCTGACCCCAACACGTCCTCGCAAACTGAGCGCTACATGAAGATCGTGGCACTCAGGCAGATGGCTCAGACCAACCAGAACCTGGATATGGACAAGGTTGATAGCCGCGCCATTACGACCATGGGCTATGACGACACTGACAGCTTCTTCAAGAAGGCTGATCCGAATGCGCCGCCGCCTGCCCCCGCACCAGAGGCCTTAGCGGCTCAGGCCACCATCATTGCGGCTCAGGCTCGGTTGCAGGATGCTCAGACCAAGGCTGAAGAGGCCAAGATCAAGGCGGCTAACTTGGGCGTCACGATCCAGTCCAAGCAGAAGGAGCTGGATTCCCGCGAGAAGATCGCCTCGCTGGGCGTAGCGCGCGAGATGATCATCCACAAATCAGACCAGGAAATGGCTGCTAAGAAGCTTCAGATGGAGCACGGTCACAAGACTTCGGACAGACAGAGCAAGGTTGCCTTAGCTCATATGGGGCATCATGCGAACTTCCGTAAGGCTGCTGAGGACCGCCAGCACAGTATGGTTACTCAGGGTCTGGATCAGCAGCATGAGGCTCAACAAGGCGTTCTCGATAGGCAGCATGACCTGACGACCCAGGCATTTGGCCAGCAGCATGAGGCCCAGCAAAGCGGGGTTGACCGATATCACGACATGGTTGGGCAGAACCTGGACCAGAACCACGAGGCGCAGCAAGGCGTCATGGATCGGCAGCACGATATGATGGGTCAGGGCTTAGCCCAAAGGCATGAGTTGATCCAGGGGTTGCTGGACCGTTCGCATCAGAAGGCATTGGCGGCTCAGGCTGCTAAGACTAAAGCTAAGGGAGTTGCGAAGTGAGTGTCAATGTTCAGTTAGATGATATTCAAGTTGTCTCAGAGCACCCTCGTTCAGAAACGGAAGTTGCAGAGTCAGTTGCTAGGGTGTTGTCGAAAGCGTGGCCTATTGGGATTGCTAAGGATAAGCCTGTTGGAGTAACGATGGAGCTTAGGGTCGGTACAAAAGTTCCATATTTTGCTAGGATCCACGCGGATAAATTGGTGTCATGACCCACAACCGCACTCCTGTTGACAGTTCCGTTAATGCAAGCCCAGGACCATCATTGGCCAGCGTCCGCGATTTGCTACTGCCTGCCTTATGGGCGAAAGCTGGAAAGTTTCCAGACTTAGAATTCAGCATAAGTATCGACTACACAACCGATGGGCTCATCGTAACAGGCGTCAGTAAGTCCAAGAATTGGGAACTGGGCTTTGCACTGTCAAGAGAATCGATCCTTGACAACCTTTACAAAGAGCAATTTGTTAGTTCTCTGAACAATCTGGCCTTGGCGCTCTCGCAAGAGTCTATTCCAGAAGGAGCTACCGCTTGACCCACAACCGCACTCCTGTTGACAGTTCCAATATCGTGTCTGTGGGCTATGATCCAGAGGCTAAGCGCCTCTCCGTAGAGTTCAAGGGCGGTGCAGTCTATCACCATGATGAGTGCTCACCAGAGGACCATTCAGCCTTTATGGCGGCTGAGTCCAAGGGTAAGCATTACCATGCGAACATCAAGGGTAAGTTCAAGCACACGAAGGCGGACTAGTGCTTACCGATAAGAACGATCCTTCGCATTTCTTTCGAGACCAAGATTTGGTTTATGATTTGCGTAAAGCTGGTGATCCGCTCTCGCTTAAAGCCGCTGAGCGGATAGCATGGCTGCGTGAGAACATGATTGACCCGGTAGAATACATGCGTGTTTCGAATGAGCGCGGCGTGTTTCGAATGAGCGCGGCCAGCTAATGCAGCATTTGTGTAAAGGCACTACGCCTTATGGTTAGCCGCCGCAAGCTTCTGTCTTGGATATCAGCGCTTCCGTTCATTGGCGCTGTAGGAGTTTCTTCTGTCAAGGCATCTCTTGTTGAACTTAGCGAAAGCGAAGAAGCTCCGGTTCGCCGTTGGCCAGACCTTCCAGTTTATGCTTGTAAGGGCGAAACTGTTACGTGTGAGAACGGACATCCAATCTGCGATTTTGTTGAGACCGTGCATTGTGGTCAGAACCAAGATGTTAGGATGCAACTTGGCAATTGGCGTCAGGATGAGCCTCAGCTAGGCGCTCTGCCAATTCCAGGGTGCGCGGTTTGCGGCGCTGCGTTCACAACGGGTACGCATTACCACGTCGGAACTGAATGGCGTGATCCAATCAACCGTGCTCTGTTCCTTAATCCGGGAAGTTCTGATGTCTAAGGACGCAGTATCAGAAGTACGCGGCTACTTCTCCATTCAGACTGGCCCCATCAGAACATCAAGGGTAAGTTCAAGCACACGAAGGCAGATTGAAACCGTGAGTGAACCTCAAGTCTTTGTAGAGTACGATTCTGAGACACAGACTACTCGGCTTGTGTCTAATGATCCACAGATTGGCTTTACCGACGCTTTTGGGCAGCGCCGTAAGTGGTATATCAGGTACTCTGCTGACTTCAGGACTGTCTCGTGGGAAGCTGTTATTGCAGAGGCTGAATCCAGAATTGCGACGGAGCTTTCCGCTTTGAGCCCAGCACCAGCTCTTCCGCTCCCGCTTGCTGTTGCAGCTGGAGCCGCTGCTGCCCTTATCCGCAACCCGACTGTGACGCGGCGGTTCTGGGCATGAGCGGTGGCGAAAACTACCTGATGAACGCGGCTCCTTGCCCTGGAGTTTGTGTTGGTACCTGCGTTATGCTTGAAGATGACAACATTGTTTATGCAGGACCACTCGAAACTACTCCGAACTCTGCTGGTAAATTGGTGCTTATGAATGCTGAGGACTTCGAGAAACTCAAGGTTCTCGTTGATAAGAGAAAACACTAGGATGTCTAAGGACGCAGTATCAGAAGTACGTGGCTACTTCTCCATTCAGATTGGCCCCATCAGCGACGACGGCGTTCAGTCACTATGGCTTGTCCTGGACGGCGAGCGGCGTAAGATTACGCAAGGCGATTTCTCTCTCGCTATCTCACACCTTGGCGACTATGTGCCGGTGCAAACAGTAAACTCCTAAGGAGCTTTCATGAGTTATCCGCAAAAAGGGGCAGGTTACGTCCACAAGCCCAAGTGGCTGGACGCTGTCAAGCGCGAAGAGCACCCACCGCATGGTGAGTATACCGCTGGCGCTGCCACAGGCGAGGGCCGTCTTGAGAAGATCAAGGCTATGGAGCGCGCCTCAGGAGGTGCTGTTCCGGCTGAGGCGCTCTACGACAAGGACCAGCTCGGCAAGCTCAGCCGCCAGTCTGATGATACGGCTGGTGGCGGGGCTTATACCCACAGCGGCAAGAAATAACGTCCTCTCTCAGGAAAGACCAAATCAAATGGCTTATGCCTCACTGCGAAAAGAAGCCCGTTCTGGTCACAATGCCAAGATGCGCCGTATGACCATGGATTATGGTGATGCTGACCCGGCCATGAAAAAGCTCGCGCCGGTTGATGCGCAGATGAAAGAAGAGGGTCAAGCTTCGGTCGGGTATGGCGCTGACAGCTCTACGGCTAAGCCGCGCGGCGATCGGGCAGCTCGGAAATCAGCTCCAGCCAATCCGCTCGCTACTTATGCAAAAGGCGGGGCTGTAGCTAATCGCGCTCGTGGTGGTCGCACCAAGGCCAAGGGCACTCACGTCAACGTCATTATTGCGCCCCAGGGCGCTCAACCGCAGCCGGGGGCTGCTATACCCCCACCGCCCATGCCAATCGGCCCCGGTGCTCCTCCCCCGCCGAATGCAGGGCCTCCTGGACCGCCTATGGGGGCTATGCCTCCGGTGATCGCGGGTGCGCCGGGCGGAATGCCTCCTGGGTTGGTCCCGCCTAGGGCACGCGGCGGTAAAGTCAAGCACCCTGACGAGGCCCAGGACAAGGCTCTGATCCAAAAAACCCTCAAGGACGAGGGCCTCATTCGCTCTGACAAAGCTGCACGCTTTGGCATTGAAGGGCGGGCCAATGGTGGCAAGATCGTCAAGGTTGGCCTTGAGGCGGGTTCCGTATCTGGTGAGGGCCGTCTTGAGAAGACAGCAGCGCGGGCTCGGCGTCAGGCAGGCGACAAGAATGCGGAGCTGTAAGCCCCGCGTATGTGTTGGTTAGGAGCAGCGGCCTCGGCCGGAGTTACGCAATCAACCAGTCTGCTACCAGAAAAGTCTTATCTCCATTCGCCTTTTCTGTAAGACTGGCTTCTCGGGTGTTGGAAAAGGCGAGCCGAAGGGGAGCTTCGGCGTCCGAAAGTAGCAGGACACAAAGACGAGACCTTAGGGAAACGCAAACATCCCTGCTCCTACTTAGATTCTGAGACTTAGAAACCAGAAGGAACTCAACAGATGGCTCTTCGTGGAATTACTCTCGTCCTGAATGCCGCTCAACTTTCCGACCTCTTCTTCAACTTCGACCACCCAGCGCGCTCAGCCTTATACGCGAAGGATGACTTCGAGCCTCAGGAAGCAGACGCTGCTGACTTGCTCGATGCGAAAGAGTTTGCTGGTATTCTTGGAATTGAGCACGAGGACTTTATTGCCGACCTTGTCAAAGACTTCCAGCAGAGACTTTGAAACAGAAGGACTAAACAGAATGGCTATCGCAGGACTACCAGTCAAAGACGCCACCAAGAAGATTACGCTCCATATTACGCCTACCGATATCAAGAAGGGCGACAGCAAGAACGCTGCAATGTGTGCAGCCGCTCAGGCTTGCAAGCGTCAGCTCCATGTTGAGGATGCGCGCGTCCACATTGGTTACATTTACATTAAGGAGAAGGACGGTAAGTCCTGGACGCGCTACCGTACGCCACAGTCACTCCGCTCTGAAATTATTGCCTTTGATCGCGGAGGCAAGTTCATGTCTGGCGATTACACCATCAGCCCAACCTCTCCGGCCAATCGTTTAGACGAGCGCAAAAAGAAGCGTTCGTGTTGGCAAGGTAGTGGTCCAAAGGGCAAGCCGAAGAAGACCGTCAAGCGCCATAAGACCCTTGGCATTCGGCATTACGGAGCCAATCGCTAGGATGTATCTCGCTTACATCCGCAAGGTGCTCATGAGCGAAGCCAGCATGAGGGCGCTCTACATCGCAATGCCACGTATGACTGCTGAGCAGCTAGCCACTGTGCTGGCGCAGAGCTACAGTCATCTTGGACTGACGCATCTGAATTCGCAGGTTAAGGGTTGAGTTTCTGATGAGCCTTGAACTCGTTGCCGCTCCCCCTGAAGAAGACTTTGAGCTGCCTAGCTACAGCACGCTTGGGCGTGTGCTTTTCCGTTGGTACCGTGAGCCAGAGTTTTGCCAGAGCGGTTGGAGCATCGAGGTCTACGATTGGGACAGAGACACCAGCGTATTCTGGATGAACGAGGGCGTTGGTATCGACTGCCAGTTGGAGCAGATGCTCGATCTTGATCAAGAAGGCTGGTACGTTGCTGAAGGAATTACTGGTTCGACCCACACCTATTGGGGACCGAATGGTCGCGACGATACCGAAGAATGGTACATCGAAGGGCTGATCCGCTACGCCACTGAGAGCGAGATTAAGGCGGAGCAGTTGGTTGATGCCTGACCTGATCGACGCTTTCCACCGCAGGCTCTACCCGGTTCTGGCTAAGGACATTGAGAACCGTATGACGCAACTAGCGGAAGGCTCTGCCAAGACTATCCAAGGCGGAGCTGAGACTGTGGCTGAGAAGTACGCGGCGCAGGTGGCCTACATCACAGCCTTGAACGATGTGCTCAGCAAGTGCCACGAGATCGAAGTTGACATGTACGGCGGGCGCGAGAGCTCAGGCAAATGATCGAGGCGTTCCTGGTCACGCTGTTGGTAGTGCTGCTCTCAGCCGTTATGGTTGCAGCTGCCGTGACGGTGGTGTTTGATTGGGTTTATGATATTTGGATTGAACCAGAACAGAGTAAGGAGTAGTAGCTAGATGCCCGCTAGATTGATGGTTCATGAGAAAGACCCTGCCAAGCAGATTTGGGACACCCTGAAAGAAAGCGGGATCAACCTTAAAGATTTCCAGTTGCAAGGGAACCAGGTTCTCTTGGCGACGTATTTGCGTCCGGAAAAGACAAAGTCTGGCATCTTGCTTCCTGATGGAACGCGCGGTGAGGATGTTCATCAGGGCAAATCTTCGCTATGCATTCTGAAAGGCCCCGCTGCCTTCAAGTCAGATGCGTCATATGACTTTCAAGGGTTCGACGTTGCTGTCGGCGATTGGGTAGCGATCTGGGTTAGCGATGGCCGTAAGATAATGTTGGGGCAACAGCTCTGCCGCATTGTAGACGACCAATTCATCAGAATTAAGCTGCCGTCGCCAGACTGCGTGTTTTGACAAACGGTTGGGTTGTCGCTCCATGGAGCGTGGCGCAAGTTGACGCGCTTAACCGTTGGCAGCAGGCAGATGCGGTTCATTCATTTACGTGCGGGAACGATCACGCTGGTGATAAGTCTTTGGTTGCGACTAAGGACGGCTGGATCTGTCTGCACTGTGACTACAAACAGATTTGGGCGCATGAGTCTATGCTAACACTTCCCAGCAAGTTCGATTGGGCTGCTTTGCAAAAACTGCGAAAGGCTTCTTCGTAATGCCTTCTAAATCGTGGACGGATAGCGAGTTCAAATTCGTGTTTGATCTCTGGTCCAAGGGCTACAGCCCTAAGACGATTGGCATGAAGCTAGGCCGCACGCGCAACGCCATCATTGGCCGGTTGCACCGCGAAGGCCTTTCAGACAGAGATCGCCCAGTCAATGTCCAGGTCAAGCCTAAGCCGGAAGTTGTCGCTGTGTTGCGCAAGGCGGAGCTTCGCCCAACCTCATCTCTCCCCAGAGTTCGCCTTAGCCCTACGACAGATATTCCAGATGATCCAGAATTCCCAAGGTCTAAGGCACTTGCATTCAACGCTCCTGCTGACCAGGCTGAATTTGTTGATGCTCTAGGAAAAGCCAGATTGCCCAAGGTTCTGCTCTTGAAAGTAGACGATTGCCGCTACCCAATTGGCGATGTCGGTACGCCTGATTTTAAGTTTTGCAGCAATAAGCGCCTTGACGACCATCCGTATTGCCGAACGCATTTACGTTTATGCTATTCCCAGGTAAGATTGGCTAAATCAGGAGAGCAATTAAATGGCAGGCCCTAACGCAACCGTCGAAGTTACGGACGACAGCGTCGTCACGGTTGAGCTTCCGAAAGACCAGGCAACCACAGATGCAGAAATCGCAGCTGCTGCCGACGTAGAGCTCGGCGAAGATGGCGAACCCGCCAAGCCAGAGCCTAAGCCGAAGGTTCTTCCCCGCGTCAGGTTGAGTGAGCAGGCTCCCGCTAAGCAGGCGGATGAAGTCCTCGTCGCGCTCCAGAAGACTGTCGAGAATCAGAAGGCCTCGCTCTCCGCTGCTGAGGCTACAGCCCTTGCTGAGCGCCGCCGCGCTGACAACGCTACCCAACTCGCTCAGCAGCGCGAGCAGGAGGCAAAGCAGGCCCGCGAGTCCGCTGAGAACACCGAGCTTGCCCTTATCACCACCGGTGTTGATAACGCCACCCGTGAGCTGGCCTCGGCTGAGGAAGAACTCGAACGCGCCTTGGAGGCTGGTGAGTTCAAGAAGGCCGCTCAAGCCCAGACCAAGGTCTCCAAGGCTGCATCGGCTCTAGATCGCCTGGAGACGGCCAAGGCAGCGTATGAAAGCGGTGCCCGTAAGCCAACCACCGAGGGCCGCGTTGAAGCGCCTCAAACTCATCTCACGCCCTTTGAGCAGTATGTCTCCAGCTTTGCTCCAGCTGCTCAGGCCTGGCTGAGGGCGCATCCTGACTGTGTCCCCGCCAATGTAGGCGGTAATACCACATCCAATGCCAAGATGATGAAGGGGCATTACGCTGCTCTGGCTGAAGGCGCTGAGCCCAACTCGCCGGATTACTTCCGCATTATTGAGGAGACGGCGGGTTATCGCCAGCCAACCTCGCTTGCTGCTGAGACGGTTGAGGCTGGCGAAGAGGAAGTAGCCCCGAAGCCGAAGCCCGCGCCGAAGCGGCTGGCTCAGCCGTCCGCTCCCGTCACCCGCGACCCGCCCTCTGCAACGGGCGTTCCGCGTACGACCCGCACTGTGTCCTTGACCAAGGATCAGCAGGACGCTGCCAAGATGTCCTTTCCCCAGCTCACGCCACAGCAAGCCTTTGCGCAGTATGCTCGGAACCTTGTCGAGCTGGAGGCTGAGGGTAAGCTGGGTCGGATGACGCACTAATGGCGTTGACTGACTTATCTGAAGCAGAACTAGCGTGGGCAAGGCTTGTTATTGGCGATCCAAAGCAAGAAGCGCGTCGTGCTCTAGCATTTGGCGCTGCTCTCTTTAATAGGCCAGGCGGTCACAAAGCTTACGACGTAAAGCCTGAAACAAAGGATGCTGATTATGCCGATTGGTACGACTAGTGCGCCTCTTCGTCGTCGTCTTAAGCCCGCTCCTGCCCCGGAGCCTGAGGTTGAGGTAGCAGAGCGTCCACTAGGCTGGCCGTTCCGCGCTCCTGAAATGACGCCTGAGACGAGAGCGGCGTTTGAGCTTTTGACCAAGCCTCAAAGTTGGAACACTGGCTTCGTAGAGTTGGATCACACTACTTGCATTCCTGGCCTTAGCGTTGATCACATTGGCCGCCTCGTGTTCAAGCACATGGAAAACAGCGCGGTTATCCAGACCGATGTCACAGACAAGGTGAGCGCGCTTATTGACGCGCTGGCCAAAGAATTGATCCCAGAACAAAAGGACTGAAACTCATGCCCGTTGGAACTCAAGCCCCGCTCCGCCGTCGCCTTAAGCCCGTTCCTACTCCGGAGCCTGAAATTGAGGCTATTGAGCCGGACGGCGGTACGGGCGGCATTGAAACCGCTCAGGTCGCCGAGCGCCCTGCTCTCCGTGCTGCCAAGACCGACGCCCGGGAGCCTCTCCATGAGTCTGTGCATGGCGAGCCGCGCCGCACCCGCCGCCGCAAGTCCGAAGTCAATCAGGACATGTTCTACGTCCCGCTTGAAGAGATTCCGGAGGGTAGTTCCTACGAGTGGAAGCGGTTCTCGATCAATGGTCAGGAAGATCCCTTCTATCTTGCCAGTATGCGTGAGCAAGGTTGGGAGCCGGTCAATCCGAAGCGCCACCCGACTTGGGTTCCGCCTGGCTACAGCCAGCCGCACATCATCAAGGGCGGACTTATCCTTATGGAGCGTCCTGTCGAGTTGACTGGCGAGGCTCGTCGCGAACAGCGTATGCTTGCTAAGACGCAGATGCGTGAGGCTGAGCAGCGCCTGGGCATGACGCCCAAGGACACGCTGACCCGTCAGCACCAAGGCGTCGAGCCCCGAATCACGAAAGAGTATGTGCGGGCTGTTCAGGTGGTTGAGGAGTAATCTGGTCAGGGGAGGGAAAGATGTCTCGACCTAAGCGCCCTACAGCTTCAGTTCTAGCCTTAGATGGCACAGTTATCCGCGCCTCTGAATATTCTGAGTACCATCAAGACAAAGCTGGTATTACGACATGGGTCACACGAGCAGAGCGTGACTTGCTCTTCGCAATAGCCAATGCCAGCGGCGTAACAGTGGCGGCCTACTTCAAGGCAATCATTGCGGATGTGTTGGCTGAGGAAGGCCCTAAGGTCAAGACGGTCTTCACCTTAGAGAAGCAAGCCTGAATACCGCTGCGTGGCTGACCTTCATTTCTTTCTTGAGAAGATCAATCCTGGCATCAGGCGTGGTCGGTTCCTGTTCTTTGCCTGTCGGAAGGGTTGTCTCAAGACCAAGTGGCCCTTCCGAGTCAAACCTTGCAAGGACTGTGTGGCGTCAGATGTTCCGAATGAGACACTAGCGCAATTCAAAAAGAGATTAGAACGTAACGCTGTGTAAAAGCGTATGTTTTGCCAAGTCTCATGAAAATTGACCTTGTCCTTGTCACTAAGTCCGATTCTCAACTCCAGTGTTGGATGTATGCGCATTACTCGAAGCCAAAGGGCTTCGTTGGGCGTCAGTTAATTTACAAAGTCTTTGTGGATCAAGTCTGTTACGGGGTTACGGTTGCAGGGTCAGCTACTCGTTTTCTACCAGGCAGAACTGATTTCTTTGGTAGAGAAGTTCCGCTTAATAACTTGGTTAATAACACCTTCTTCCATATAGAGAAGCAGAATGGCGAGTACCCCTTTCGTAATTTTGCATCGAAAGTTGTCAAAGTTTGGCGTGGCTTTGTTTTACGCGATTGGCCTCGTTGTTACGGGTCTTTGGTCGCGGGGTTCGAAACTTTGGTTGAGTTGCCACGAACAGGCGAACTTTATCGTCGCGACGGTTGGGTTGAGGTTGGCTTGACTAGAGGCTTCACTTGCAAACGTGTAGGCGGCGTTGGTACCGATAGTTGGGGCGGCAAACGTGTGTGGGACGTAAAGAACCTTCGCCCCAAACTAGTGTTTGCTCGTAAGACTGGACAGGACGACCTGCCGATAGAATCCCTAGAAGTCGCTTCTAGGTGTTCTGACACGTCGCTTTTGTCTTGTTGATGCGTAAAAGTTTTAACTGCTGCATTTTACCGCTTGCCTTCAGACCGCCATTACCCTTATAGAATTTGCCTTAGAGTGTTTCTGATTTTTCCGGTAGCCGCGCGACCGTAGCTACTGAAGGGTTCTCAGAAGAAAGAGAATCAAGGACTAGCTCCTAGCCCGTGTCCGGGCCTTTAAGGCGCTTCCAGCTCAAACCGCTGCTGCGTACTGCGGTAGCACTGAAACTTCCTGGGTTGCTGTTCACAAGCTTCTGGCTTGTTCGCAGTTTCCCTAACCTGGAACCGCATAAGCCATGGCCAACGTACAAGGTCCGTTTGGCTTCTCGCAGATCGGAACGGCCTCTGGGCCTCCGAACTTTGCTGAGAACCACAACACCCCTTACCGAATTGCATCAGGTTACGCCACCGCGATCTTCTACGGAGACGCGGTGCGCATGAACGTTTCCGGCCCCACTGGCTATATCGAGCAGTGGGCGAACGGTGATGGCTCAACCGCCACACAGATCCTTGTCGGCATCTTCATTGGATGCTCCTACAACTCCACGTCGCAGAAAAAGCACGTCTGGAGCAACTACTGGCCCGGCTCGGACGCTACCGGAGACGTCAACGCCTTTGTGGTTGACGACCCGAACAGTCAGTGGAAGGTGCAAGCCGGTATCGGCTCTGCCATCACTCAGACCTCGATTGGCCGCACCGCCGACATTGTGGCCACGCCGCTTGGCAACACCACGACCGGCATTTCGACCATGTCGCTCAGCACACCAACGACTACTGTCACGCTGCCTTTCAAGGTGGTCAACGTCATTACGTCACCACCCGGTGCAAACGGCACCGACCTCACCACGCCATACAACAACGTGATCGTGGCGTTCAACAATCAGCAATACAAAGCACTGTTGGGGGTCTAAACCATGGCTATCAACGTCGCAGCCATTCGTGACCTCCTCCTCCCTGGCCTTCGGGGCGTCACGGGCGAATACAAGCAGTGGCCCGCTATCTGGCCGAAGCTCTTCGACCAAGGTAAGTCTGAGATGGCACAGGAGCGCACCGCCAGCATGCGGTTTCTCCCGCTCGCCCAGCTCAAGACAGACGGCGGGCAGACCGCCTTCGACAACAACTCTGGTGAGGCGTTCGTTTACAACCAGCTCCACACCGGCATCGGCCTGGGTTACGCTATCACGCGCAACACCATTGCCGACAACCTGTACAAGGCGCAGTTCCGCCCGTCCAACCTTGGTCTCCAGCGTTCGTTTGCGCAGACCAAGGAGATCTACGCGGCGGCTGTGTTCAACAACTCTACGACCTATGATTCCACCATCGGTGGTGACGGCGTGGCTCTCTTGAGTACCGCGCACCCGCTCCCGGCTGGTGGTTCAGGCCCCACCACTTGGGCCAACCGCCCGACCGTGGATGTGGACCTGAATGAGTCATCCCTGCTGAACGGAATGATCTCTATTCAGACGGGCTTCTACGACAACGCGGGCTTGCGTATGATGGCCACGGGCAAGACGCTCGTGATCCATCCGAACAACGAGCCTGTCGCCATACGACTGCTGCGCGCTGAGCTGCGCCCTGGCACCGCGATGAACGACCCCAACGTGATCCCCACGGTGGCCGGTGGCGTGACTGAATACGTCAAGGACGTGTTCTTCACTTCGCCTTATCCGTGGTACATCAAGACCGACCAGCCGGGCCTGCTGTATCTTGAGCGTGAGCCGTTCGAGATTGATATGCAGGTGGACTTCACGACAGATAACCTGTTGGTTAAGGCATGGGAGAGGTACTCCTACAATTATAACGATCCCAGGGCTTTATGGGGCTCAGCGCCAACTTCGTAGCACTCCCTAGCTTTCTGGCGTGCCTGTGCGTTGCTCTCTCCTCCTGTCGCAAACTACACAGCGGGCTTAACTGCTCGCTGGGGACTTTCCCCGAAGATCGGTGACGGGGCTACAGCTCACCGGATCAACACAAGGATAAATGTATCATGACGACCCCCGGCTACAACACTGGCGGCCAGAACATCTCCGGCCAATTTGGCATGCCGCTCTACGGCATCCAGGGCACGCTTCCTCCATTCAGCGGTAACTCTTTCTGGGTGGACGAGACCAACGGTTCCGACGGTAACACGGGTGGTCCTCAAGATCCGCTCAAGACCCTGACCCAGGCACTCGCGCTCTGCACCAGTAACAACAACGATGTTGTCTACCTGGTTGGTACGGTCCACGTCACCGCTACGGTAGCCTGGAACAAGAACCGGACGCACCTTATTGGTCTGGGGCCAACGCTGGACTCTGAAGCCCGCGCTAGGATTTCTCAAACCGGGTCGACGGTCTTTACTCCGCTGGTCAACGTGACTGGCGCAGAGTGCATCTTCAGCAACATCGGTGCTTTCCACGGCTTTGTTGACCTTACCGCCCAAATCTGTTGGGCTGAGGCGGGGCAACGCAACCAGTATTTCCACTGCGCTTTCCTTGGGATGGGCAATGCCACAGGCGGTGCTTCTCAGACAGGTAGCCGCTCGCTGACGGTTGGCGGAGTTGGTGGTAATGGTGAAAGCACCTTCATCAATTGCATCATTGGCCTTGACACAATCACCCGGAGTGCTGCCAACGCCTCCTTGGAGATCATCAACGGCTCCCCGCGCAACGTGTTCCGCAACTGTATCTTCCCGTGCCTGAGCAGCTCGGCATCAGCGCTGCTTATCACAGTTGGTGCATCTGGAATGGATCGCTGGGCGCTGTTCGACAAGTGTTCCTTCCTGAACTGTGTCGAAACGGGAGGCACGACTCTGTCAGCGGCGATTATAGCCAATGCATCAGCGGGTGGTGCCGTTTGTATCCAAGACTGCTTCAGTCTTGGTTCAACGGCTGTGGCTACGACTGGCCCGGTGTACATCACCGGCAACGTGCCTGTCGCCACGACCTCAGGCATTGCCATCAAGGCAACCTAAACAGGACTCATGACGATGACGCTTACCGTAAAGCCAGTTGATGATCTTCCGCTCGCAGGGTTCTCCAAAGGAAAATCCTACCCGGTTCTTGGGTATACAGGCAGTACTGCTATCGTCTTGAATGACGAGAAGAAGCTCTCGCACGTTTCGTACGCAGCATTGAACAATGAAGCGCTCTGGGCGTGTGACGACAGTGCCAAGAAGGACGCCGATAAAGCATCTGCTGACAAGGTGGCTCAGGCTAAAGCGACTTTGGCTGCTGCCGAGCAAGCCTCTACTCAGACCGCAACCTCCTAACGCTTAACTACTCTGAGCGGGAGCAGGGTTGCTTCTCCCGTCCGAGCCCACGGATCCGGGCGTCTAGAAGGAATTCTCTCATGTCTCGTGCACGACACAAGGCTCGCGCTGCTGGTGGTAAAGTTGTCGCTTATTCCGGCGGTGATTCCAACGTCATGAAGGAGGCCCACGAGCGCAAGCGCGGCGGTCACGTCATGGGTGAGGGCGAGAAGGGTAAGCACCGCATGGACAAACGCGCTCGTGGTGGCGCTGTCCCGGCGCGTGCCAGTGGGGGTCCTGTCTCGGCTCCTGGCCGTAAGCGCGGTGGTGGAATTGGTGCCAACCTCAAGCCGCTCAGCACCGCTGCCAATATCAAGATGGTGACGAAGGGTGAGCATTCCGAAGACATGGGCAACCACTAACCAGCCCTGAGCTTCCCTTATGGCGAAGCTGAGCACCAAAGCCCGTAACAACCTGTCTGGTAAGGCGTTCGCTGGTCCAGACAGGTCATATCCAATTGAAGATAAGGCCCATGCTAGGAATGCACTCGCTCGTGCAGCGCAGCATGCATCTCCTGAGCTAGCAGCAAAGATCAAGAGTAAAGTTCGGAAGCGCTATCCCGACATTCAGGTCGAAGGCGCTCCTGCCAAGCCTCGCGCAGACCGCGCTCCCCGCTAGAAGGCTTCCTTAGTCATGCTACCCCGTTCCGTCACAGTCGGTCCTCTGGCAAACGCCTCCGCGAACAACATCGCGCTGTCACAGACGCCTGGAGCTGCTGGTGATCTTCTAATCAACGGCGCTTTGGCTACGTCGGGTGTTGCTACGCTTGACGTTCCGCGCCGCGTTCTCTTCACCCCGGCTGGAGCTGAGGCGACCAACACCACGATCTGGACTGTCTACGGAACTGACTGGAACGGTAACTCCGTGTCGGAAACCGTCAACGGTGTCAATAACCCTTCAACGGTTGCTACGGTCTACGACTACAAGACCGTGACGCGCGTTGCGGTCAATAAGGCTCAGGCGGGTGCAGTCACGGTTGGCACCAACGGCGTGGCATCCTCACGCCCCATCTTCCTTGACACGTTCGCCCCAGCGCCGACTTCGATTCAGGTTACGGTCTCTGGAACGGTCAACTACACGGTCCGCCAGTCCTTGGACAATCCAAACACCATCACGGGCGGCTACACGGCTGTGACGTGGGTCAACCATCCGGATACAGCCGACCTGGTGGCTGCTACAACCACAGCCCAGGGTAACTACGCCTACCTGCCGTTTGTTTGCGGCATCGTGCTGAACAGTGGTACTGGGTCGGTCACGATGACCGTGATCCAAGCTGATGCCTAATGGCTGGGCTCAGCGACAGCACCGACGGCCTAGAGTACGGCACCGGCCTGTCATTCATGCGGGGGCTGAGCGGCAGTCCGGGTCTGATCAATCCTGCGTACTCCGGGGCGGTTGACCTGGCTTCTGCGTCATTTGCCGGTTCTGGCGGCTTGCGTGTTTCAGCAACGCTCCGCCAATCTGTGCGGGCTACGTTCTCTGGTAGCGGCTCCTTGAGCGTACACAGTCCCTAATGGCAACTTCCGACTCCTATGGCTTTGCTCCGCCAATCGGTTCATTGGCGTTGAATGCATTTGCGCGCTGCCAGGTTCGAAGGACAGAGCTTACGCCGCAGCATATTAAGGAGATTTGAGCGTGGATAAGAAGGCATGGCGTGGCAAATACCGTAACCACAAGGATAACGCAACTAGGCGTGGTCATGAATTCCTACTAACTTTCGAGGAGTGGTTTGAGATTTGGGAGAAGTCTGGCCATTTGCACGAGCGCGGACTCGGTAATGGCAAATATTGCATGGGTCGTTTTGGAGATGAAGGCCCTTACGCGGTCGGGAATGTAAAGATAATTTCATGGGAGGAGAATGAGGCTGAGCTCTGGGCTAGACCAGAAACTCTTGAGAGAATTCAAAATGCTTTGATTGGTAATTCTTACGCAAAGGGCTACAAGCATACAGATGAAGCTCGTAAGAGCATGAAAGGCAATAAGAACGGTATCGGAAACAAAAGCCGAACAGGTCAAAAGTTCTCGCTGGCGGAACGAAAAAAGCTCTCTGAGGCTCAAACCAAGCGCTGGGCGCGAATTCGCCTTGAGAGAGCGAAGGCAACATCAGAAGCAGAGAACTCTTGTGAGCACTAGCGACTCTTATAAGTTCAATCCCCCAATAGGGGAGTTGACACTTAACGCTTTTGCTAGGTGTGGCGTTCGTAGAACTGAGCTTACTCAGCAGCATATGAACGACTCTTACTTTGAGGCGAACCTGTTACAAAGTGATTGGTCGGTTGATGCACCAATGTGGTGGACAGTTGAGCTCGTGCAACAGCCTCTGACGGCGGGTTCCCCCACTTACGGCATTCCGAGCAACACGCTTTCAGTCCTTGATGTTTATGTCAGTCCCAACAACGGCGAGAGCGGTCAGAACCGCCTCATCCTACCGTTCTCCAGAACGGATTATGCATCGCTGGCGAACCCTACAATGCAGGGCTTTCCGACTTCGTTCTGGTACAACCGTGCCATGTCCCCAACCATCACGCTCTGGCCGGTGCCTGACGACAACACCACATATCTGATGTCCTACTACGTCTACACACAACTAGAGGACGCCAACCTTCGCAATGGCGGTCAGGCTGCGGTCCCATATTGGTGGCTTAATGCCTACGTGGCTGACCTAGCGCACCGCTTGTCTAGGATTTATGCTCCAGCGCTTGAGGCGCAGCGTAAGGCGGACAAGGACGAGGCTTACAACAGAGCAAACAAGCAGACTGAGCCGAGCCCTCTATACATCAGCTGCGGCTTGTCCGGGTATTTCAGAAACTGAGGAGAGACCACAAATGGCCGACGTAGAACACACCGTTAAGATTTTCCCAATCGATGAGAACCTCCGCAACAATGTTGAGGCCCTCGTGGGTGAAGGCTGGAATGTGGTGCCGGGTGTAGCGCCAGTAGCTATCTATCACCTTGTTCGCGAGAAGCGGCCGATCACTGGTGCGGCTGGCAAGATGCGCATTGACGACACTAAGATTATGATCATTCCCGCCAACAGCGGGCTGAAGCAGTGAAGCCCAATAGATGGGCTTGTGTCGCAAGGTTTGGTGGCGTTGGCGATAACCTAATCGCCGCATCCGTTCTACGCCCGCTCAAGAAGCTGGGCTACATGGTCGAGGTATTGACCACCGCCAAGGATACGCACACCGTCTACCTGAACAACCCGTTCATCGATAAGCTCAGTCTTAAGGCTGACGGCGAAATCCCTGGTGGTTCAGATTGGCAGAAGTGGTTTGCGGCGCGTCAGGGCGAGTTTGACCTCTTCGTCAACTTGTCGCACACCTGCGAATACCGCCATGCCTTGTTCGCTGACCAGACACAGTTTTGGTGGCCGCAGGACTACCGCCGCAAGCTCTGCGCTGGCTCTTATCTCGAAACGGTGCATGACGTTGTCGGCGTTCCACATATGTTTGGGCCGCTCTTCTTCCCAACTGAGGAGGAGAAAGAGCGCGCTGCCAAGACCCGCGACGAGCAAATCGGTGGGCGCTATATCGCTTGGGTGATCTCTGGCTCCCGCATCGACAAGATATACCCTTACACGGGCATGGTCATCTGCCGGATCATCAAAGAGCTAAACATTCCAGTTGTGTTGATTGGCGTTGGCGATAAGCAGTTCGAGTTTGCTCAGAAGATTCAGGACGACGTGCGCCGCACTAATAGCTCGCTTAAGGGGCTCCATCTAGCGCTCTCCCCTGCAAATTCTGACCCAGGCGGCCACCAGAACTGGTCTATCCGCCGCTCACTCACGCAGGCCATGGCCGCTGACTTGGTTGTAACGCCAGATACAGGCGTAGCTTGGGCGGTGGCAATGGAGGATGTTCCCAAGCTGGTCATGGTCTCACATTCCAGCGTTGAGAACATCACCAAGCACTGGGTCAATACGGTTACGCTGCACGCCGACCCTGACAACGTACCTTGCTGGCCTTGTCATAGGCTCCATAACGATATCTCGACCTGCACACCCAACAAGGACGGCGGTCATGCTGCGGCCTGTATCAGCGATATCTCGGTTGAGACTGTCGTAACCGAAGTTGAGCGCCTTTGGCACCGCAACAATGTGGTGTCTCTGGGCAATTTCCCTTTCAGAGCATCTGGTGGAGCCGGTGGAGTAGCAGCATGAAGTTACCGCTGACGCTTGTAGACATTCCCATTCAGAGCAGGCTCCAGATTGTGGACGCTCAGGGCGTTGTCGTGGCTGACATCAAGCCGCTGCCCGGAGCGCACAAGTTCGCAAGGGCAATTGTGCGTAAGTTCAACCGAAGGTCATGGCTGACGCGGATGCTTGGCGGCCATCAGCCTTATGAGTACACACGCGATAATTGGCTGTACGACAAGCCAGTCAAGACAACGGTACACAGCGGCTCAGAGAAGTATATCGTTGGGCGTCAGGGCGAAGGGTTCATCAGTGACAAAGCTTAATCTTCCAGAAGTTACTCTTGTGATGGTGGATACCCGCGAGCACACTCTCGCGCGGATGGCTATTGAGGACTGTGTTGACAAGGTAGATTTTGGCGATGTTTTGATCCTGACCGATAAGCCAGAAGAGTTTGCATCTCTGAAATGCAAGCCCCGTATCCACGTAGTTCCAGATTGGCCGGACAAGAGAGGATGGTCCCGTTCTTGGTGGTTCGATGTACCGCCGCTGCTTCAGACAAGCCAGACCCTTAACATTCAGTGGGACTCTTGGATTGTAGACGCCACTATGTGGCGTGATGAATTTCTAGATTATTCGTATATTGGCGCACCATGGTGGTACAAAGACGGCAAGAACGTCGGCAACGGCGGCTTCTCCTTAGTCAGCACGGCTCTGAAGCGTTACATCCGCGCTAACCGCGCCAAGTTCCCATGCGACACAGCCGTTGACGATGACTTGCTTTGCCGCACCTATCGCCCCCAGCTTGAAGACCTTGGCTTTGTCTGGGCTCCGGAAAAGGTGGCTCATGATTTCGCTTTCGAGTGCTGTCGTCCAAGCGCATCGTCGAAGCATTTTGGGATGCACGCGCTATTCAACTGGCCGGAAGTACTAGAGCATGAGCGGCTTATGGAGCGGTTGGAGATAGCAGTTCGCTCGCCGTACATCACCAACCCGAATGGTGTAATTTGGAAAGCGTTCTCACAAAAGTATCCTGCGCTGCTAGCCGAGCTAGCCCAACGCGGTCATCTGAAACTAACTCAAAGGAGCTAAGCGATGGCTAACATAAGCGCATTTAACGCGAAACTGCTGTTGGATTGGAATCTTGGCGGCGCGGCGGCAACCCAACCAACTGCGCGGTGGGCTGGCCTCGCGGCCGGTACCCCCACGTCCGTCTCCGGCTCGGAGATTGGCACGCTGACCGGCTACTCGCGTGTCACGGCGCTGTTCGGCGCTGCGGCTTCTCCAGCGGGCTCGGCTTCCAACACTGCGGCCATGACCTTCGGGCCGTTCTCCTCGGTTGGGTCCATCCTTGGTATTCAGCTCTGGGACGGCTCGCCGGTCGCCTCGTCTGACATGCTTTGGTATGGCACGCTTCAGACCGCCCGTACCATTGGCATTGGCGACACACTGATTGTAGCCGCAGGCGCGTTGATCATCACGCTGTCGTAAAGCCAGCGTACTTGCCCTTAGGGCAGAAATGCTGATCCTTCCTGAGCAGAACTTACCCCGTGGTAAGATTCTGCTCCCGCAACTTAGGAATGAATGGCGTGCGCCGTCTCAGCGGTGCGCGATTTTTGGTATTGAAAGTCAAACCCGTTTCCGCCTGACTGCCCGCCTTAACGACGGTGCTATCTGGTGGCGGGGCTGGTTTGACGACCGTGAAGACGCTGATGAGTTCCTAAGCGCACTAGCATTTGGGCATTTAACGCCTGATATTCAGCGCCTACCGACGCCTGCGTTTCCTGAGCGCGTACCGTTTCCGTTTCCTGGGTTGACCTACGATTTCAATACGCTCCGGTTTTTGACCTCGACCAGCGGCAGCAACCAAACCGATACCGTTCCAAGTGATTGGGCCAACAGCAATAACTCTATCGCCTGTATTGCTTCAGGCGGTGGTGGCGGTCTAGGCGGCACTTCTAGCTCAGGCTCTGCTGGTGGCGGTGCCGGTTACGCGGTTGCTACGAACGTAACGTTGACTCCTGGTGGGTCAGTTACGTTCCACCTGGAGGCGGGCGGTGCAGCAGCAACCGCTGGTGGGGATTGCTGGTACAACGGTACGGTTGTTACTGCTGCCTCTGCTGGAGCTAAGGGTGGTGGGGCTGGAATCAGCAATACGAATGCTGCTTCTGGCGGGTCTGGTGGTGCGAACACGGGTGGGTCTGGTACTCAAACGGCTGGTGGTGCTGGTGCGTCCGTAAACGGTGGTCGAGCAGGCGGTGGGGGTGGTGGTGCGGCCAGTAACAAAGGCGCTGGCGCTAGTGGTGGAAGAGAAACTAATTCTGCTGGTCCCGTTCCTGGCGGTGGCGGTGGCGGTGGCGGTGGCGGTACTGCGGGCGCGCAAGGCGGTTCAACCTCAGGGACAGGCGGCGCAGGCGGAAACAACGACGCTGGCGCTGGTTCAGGGGCTGGTGGCGCTAATGGCGGGTTCGTAGGTTCAGCTGGAACTGATCCTAGTGGGGTTGGTCACAGTGCCGGTGGTGGGGGTGGTGGAGGCGGCCTCAGCGGCGCTGGGACAGCAGGTGCTGGTGGCATAGGTGGCAGCGGTCAGGAGTGGGACGCTACTCATGGTTCAGGCGCGGGAGGCGGTGGCGGTGGTAGTCCCGGCGGTTCGGGCAGTCCCAACCGTCTAGGTGCTGCTGGTGCTAACGGAGGTATCTACGGTGGCGGTGGTGGCTCAGCGTCCTTTACTGATGCTGGAACCAATGCTGGCGGCTTAGGTGGGCAGGGGTTGATCGTTCAGATTTATCCATTTTCTGGTAACGCTGCGTTTCTTGGTTCAGGCAGCTTATCAGCAAGCAGCACACAGGGATGGTCTTCTAGGGCGACTCTTCCTGGCAGCAGCACGCTTAGTGCAACGTCCAGCTTGGCCCTCACGTCTAGAGCGACCTTTGTTGGTGCTGGTTCCCTCTCAGCAAACATGCTGCTGTTCATGGCAGCGTTTGCTGAGTTCGATGGTAAGGGCGCTTTCAGTGCTGATTCAAGCGTTGTTTCGCCATCCTCACACGCAGCGTTTGCTGGTGCTGGTAATCTATCAGCAGATACGCGGGCGTTCCTAGCCGCGCTGGCTACGCTCAATGGCTCTGGCAACCTCTCAGCGCTGCTCACCCAGAACTTCTTCAACAACCCCGCAACCTTCTCTGGTGCGGGTCTGTTGTCTGTTACTATTTTGGATGAGGCTGGCTTAGCTCGTCTGCATGGCGTTGGTAGTCTTACAGTCAACGCCACTATTCTCCATCTGATTTCTGCGTTCTTTGCTGGTGTAGGCAATCTGTCTGCCACAATGACTCAGACGTTTGTCAACAACCCTGCCAACTTTGCGGGCGCTGGGTTGCTGTCAGTTTGGGCGGCTCTTGCAGTACAAGACAGTGCCTTCTTCGCCGGGCGTGGGTGCATGAGCGCTCAGGCGGTTGTAAGGCTGGGGCCTCCAGGCATCCGGACGAATAGAATTGTGACTGGTCCCGGCCCAACCAACAACATCGTGGTGTAAATGGCGCGACCACACGGAAAATACGCAAACGTTAATCCACAAGATCCGACCGCATTTTCTCAGTGCGATCGTTGCGGATTCTGGAGGAATCGTACAGACTTAGTCTGGCAGGTCCAATGGAGCGGCCAACATCTTTACAACATCCAGATACTGGTCTGTAAGGAACGCTGTTACGACACGCCTCAAGAACAACTCCGCACGATCATTCTACCGCCAGACCCACCACCAGTGCTCAACGCGCGTGTTCCCAACTTTGCCTACGAAGAACAGACTGTTCGCATCCTGCAAGGCAATCCGTCCAGCGGCAACCAGGTTCTTCGCTGCCTTCAGAACCTAGAAACCCCACGCATCCTCCAGTACACCACGAGTAGCTAATGGCTCAGCCTTATCCTCCCGCCCAAATCCCGACTGATGGGCGCATCACGTCCTTGACCGCGCTTCCTGGCAACACGCTGACGGGCTCCGAAGCAATGGAGATTGTTGCTCCTGGGACAGCAGCAGCTGGCTACAGCTACCAGGTCTTGCTCAACCAGCTTGCGCAGTACTTTACTGCCAACCCTGCGGCAGCTGTTTACACGGTTGCTACTCTCCCAGCAGGTACACAAGGTGGCTTTGCTGCGGTGTCAGACGGCGACTCCGGTCTTGCCTGGGGCGCTACAGTCATCAACTCTGGCAGTGGCGCTACACCTTATGCGGTCTGGTACAATGGCTCTCACTGGACGGTAATGGGCAAATAAGCCGTGACTCTAACCTACACAACGTTTGTCACGTCCTTAGCCAACATGCTAGAAATTCCGGCTGACGATCCCAACTTTGTCATTGTGCTCCCCAACATAATTGATGACTCTGAACAGCGGATTTACAGAGAACTAGACTTGCTATCCACGATTGTTCGGGATACGTCTGGTACCCTGACCGCCAACTCCAGGAACTTCACGTTCCCGCAGCATATTGTAGTCAGTGAGTCCATCAACGTCTTCTCCCAGCTGGGAACGACTTCTACGGGACGTCGCCAACTCATTCCGGTGTCTCGTGAGTGGTTGGATGCTGTCTGGGGTGATGAGACTGCGCCAAGCTGCTGTGGTGCGCCGTCCGTACCAGAATACTACGCAATGATCACAGATCAACAGATCATTGTTGGCCCTCCACCTGGGGCCAACTTCACAATGGAGGTTGTTGGCACAATCCGCCCAGCGCCCTTAAGCGCAACCAACACCACAACGTACCTGACGCTCTACCTACCAGACCTCTTCCTCTGTGAGGCTTTGATCTTCGGTTACGGATACATGAAGGATTACGGCGCAGCGTCTGACGATCCAAAGAGTTCAGCAAGCTGGAACGCGCATTACCAGGATCTCTGGCAGTCCGCCAACGTAGAAGAGACCCGAAAGAAATACGCGTCTCAGGCTTGGAGTCCCAAGCAGCCAAATACGATTGCTACCCCGCCCCGGACCTAAGAGCAGCTTCTCCTTATGCCTTTTGGCACTGTTCGCCTCACGCCTGGTGTTGACGTGGAAAAGACCCCCACGTTGAACATTGCTGGTATTTCATCGGCCAACCTTGTGCGCTGGCGTGAAGGTCTGGTTGAGAAGATTGGCGGTTGGGAGCGGTTCTACCCCCTCAGCATCGGATCAATCCCAAGAGACCTGCACGCCTGGCAAGACATCAACTCGGTTGATCATCTTTCTGTTGGGGCAACAGGCGGTCTGTTTGTCATTACCGACGGCGTTCTTCAGAATATCACACCACAGACCACGACCACCAACACTCCTCCGTATTTTCTGACGACCTCAGGCTCCAATGTCGTCAGCGTCATTGACAGCAACATCTCAGGCGTAACCACGAACAACTTCGTCTTTCTGGCGACTCCAGTCTGGGTTGGCGGTCTTGTTCTCAGCGGTTTGTATCAGATCAACGCAGTCTTGAGTTCGGACTCGTATCAGATCTTAGCTGCCAGCAACGCGACGATTACGAGCACGACATCAACTGTAACGATGACAAACGCCAACCCTGGCGTTGTGACCTGGAACTCTCACGGGTTGACGGCTGGTACGCCTGTGTTCTTCACGACAACGGGGGCGCTCCCAACCAACGTCACCGCGTTCAAGACCTACTATGTGCTGGCTGCGGGGATTGGTTCCAACACCTTTGAGTTCTCTGATACGCCTGGCGGCACAGCCATCAACACGACAACGGGCACCCAGAGTGGCACACAAGCCGCGTTCGCCAATTCAGGTAGCGTGCCTATTTTCACGACGGCCAGCGGCAGCGCTATCGTCAACGTCCAGGAGAACAACAACGGCTTTGGTGTGGGCGAGCCCAGCTCGTTTCTTGTTGCAACAACTGTAGGCGGAATTACGATCTCTGGGACCTACCTTGTTCAGTCAGTCGTTGACGCCAACAACTACACCATTGGCGCAGCAGCCCCGGCGACCTCTACAGCCACAGCCTTGATGAACAATGGGAACGTGCGGTTCATCTACTACATTGCGGTTGGACCGCAACCCGCTGCCCAGCCTTATGGCTCTGGGCTCTATGGTGCTGGAGCTTACGGAATTGGAACGTCAGGCGGCGCTACTCCTGGAACACCGATCACGGCTATAGACTGGACGGAAGGTAATTGGGGCGAGATTCTACTGGCCTGTCCGCAAGGCGGCGGTATCTATCAGTGGTCTCCTGATGGCGGTTTTCAGACGGGACAGCTGGTACCTAACGCGCCGATCCTGAACACTGGAATTTTCCTGGCCATGCCGCTTCAGATCGTGGTGGCTTACGGAAGTTCGTTCACAGGTGTGCCAGCACCTTTGGATGTCAACTGGTCTACGGTCGGAGACTTCACAGTCTGGGCTCCAAGCTCGGGTAACCAGGCAGGTGGTGATGTCATTCCGACGGGGTCCAAAATCGTGGGCGCGATGCAAGCCCCACAGCAGGGCTTGATCTGGACAGACATTGACCTCTATTCGATGCAGTACGTTGGACCACCATCTGTATTTGGCTTCTCACAGATCATGAGTGGCTGCGGCCTTATTGGCTCTCACGCGATGGGGACGCTCGGCAACACTGTCTACTGGATGAGTCAGGAACAGTTCTTTGTCATGGGTGCTGGCGGCGCTCCAGTTCCGCTGCCCTGCTCGGTTTGGGATTACGTCTTCCAGGACTTGGATACCGTCAACGCCTGGAAGGTGCGGTGCAAGCCCAACAGCAACTTCGGTACCATCGGCTGGGAGTTCCCCTCACTTAGTGGCGGCTCAGGTGAGAATGATTCCTATGTGGAATACAACACACTGGAGCGTGAGTGGACGCCCGGTGCTTACCCGACAACGGGGCGCTCAGCTTGGATTGACCAGTCGCTGTTCGGACCACCAATCGCGGGGACTCCAACTGGACTGATCTTTCAGCATGAGGTTGGCTACAACGGGGACGGCGCAGCTATCAACCCCATTTTCCGCACCGGCTACTTCGCGTTAGGGGAAGGCGAGGATTACTACTTCCTGGATCAGCTTATTCCTGACTTCAAGTACGGAACGCAGAGTGGCTCTCAGAACGCACAGATGTTCATTACGCTTTACGTGGTAAACTACCCATCAGACGCTCCGAGAGTTAAGGGGCCTTACACTGCGAGCGCTGCCCAGAAATACATCACGACCCGACTACGCGGCAGACAGTGCGCCTTAGAGGTTCAGAGTTTTGACTCGGACAGCTTCTGGCGGTTGGGCTTGATTCGATATCGCTTTGCACCAGCAGGTCGGCGCTAAATGGCTGACAGTGATCTCCCCAGTGGTCCGAACAGCGTCTCTCAGCTTGTTACGGTTCAGCAGAATGGCGTTATCGCGCTGAATGCCCTGATAGCAGCCATCAACGCCAAGTTTCCAGACTGGGTTGCTGTTCCTGCTACGGCAACCTCAGCAGGTGTAGCGGGCCAAGTGGCTTACGACGCCACCCACTTCTACGTCTGTGTGAGTTCTAACGTCTGGAAGCGCGTCGCGCTCGCGGCCTTCTAAGGAAATTCCGATATGCCAGACAGTTTTACCAGTAACCGCGACCTCATACTTCCGCTCGTTGGTGGTGACAGCGGTGCGTGGGGCGGTTTGCTGAACAATGGTGTGATGAGCCAGCTCGACCTGATCCTTGGCGCGACCCAGCCAATTACGGTTACAGTTGCGGACGTTACACTGACCACGACGCAATGGAATAATTGCGCCATCAAGCTGACTGGGGCGCTCACTGGAAACCGCCAGCTCATCCTTCCGTTCAATGTCAACTCAGTAACCGTGGCTGTTGGTGGGCTCTTCGTTGTTGACAACCAGACGACGGGCAACTTCACTGTTACGGTCATCACCGCCGCAGCTGGCAGTACAGGTGTTGTTGCGCTCCAAGGTAAGCGCACGCTGCTTTATTCAGACACTCTGAACGTCAACTACGCCGATGATGCCGTGGCTACGTCAGCTTCTACCTTGACCACGCCACAAGGCTATCTGACGCCCGTCAGCAACACCCCGATCATTCTCAGTGATTCAATTGCGGCGACGACAGTCTACTACACGCCCTTCGTTGGGGCTGAGGCTGTCATTCACAATGGCAGCACCATTGTGCCTTATCAGTTTTTGCAGATGCCCCTGACGTTGAGTAGCTCACAAGCCTCTCTGAACATCTACGACATCTTTCTGGCTTACAATTCCAACTCACCGGTCATTGGGACAGGCCCCTCATGGCTAGCTGGAGGTGGAAACATCACCGCAGGCAGTTGTGCTCGGGGAACTGGCGCTGGCAGTACTGACCTGAGTCTTTCCTCACCAACTGGCTTTCGTGTCAACACCAATTCGATGAGTCTGATCTACAACACAGGGTCCGGCAACAACACCATCACCGTCGCGGCTGGGCAGGGCATCTACCTTGGGTCAATCTACATCGATGCTGCTGCTGGGCAGATCACGTGCCACCGCTCTTACGGGCTAAGCCGTAAGTGGAGTGTCTGGAACGCTTACAACCGAGAACCGCTTTACCTTAAAGCAGGTGACCCTACAGCCGGACCTTGGACTTATAGCAATACTCAGGTCCATGCTTCTAACGGCAATTCAGCCAACTCATTGACAACGTTCTGTGGGCTTCCTGAAGAAATCTACGATCTTGGTTTCTTACAACAGTTGGGGCTTACTGTTTCTTCAACAACGGGGCAAATCCAAGTGGGCATTGGATACAATTCAACGTCCGCGTACAGTGGGGAAGTTGGGACTTACGGGTTAGGTGCTGCGGGCGTGACCATTTCTGGTATTGGAACTGGCGTTGCCCGGTATTTGGCCCCACCCGCTATCGGGATTAACAATGTTTACGCATGTGAATCTGTTCCTTTCACTAATGGTTCAGAATCATTTTACGGTACAGAAGCGCAGATGCTTCTCAGTGCGACGTGGCGGGGGTAAAGGACTATGCCCCTCGATAAATCTGGTTCCAAGCAAGCTTTCAAGAACAATGTCAGCACTCTTATGGGTGAGGTGGGTAAGAGTCCCCACGTTCAGAGCAAATCTCAGGCTTTCTTAAAGAAAGTAGTCTAATGAAAACGTTCATGCACCCAAAGGCGCGTTACGCGATTAAGCCTGAATTTGCAAAAGCGCCTAAAGATGTTCGTGCTTACATTGCAGGTCTGTTCGATGGTGAAGGTTGTGTAAACTTCACGAAAGCTGGAAAAGCTCCATATATTCGTGTGTCTATCGTAACCACAAATCTAGACATTTTGAATTATGTTCAGTCGGTTTGCGGCGGAAGGGTCAAAAGCTACGAGAAGCCCTTCAGAGAAAACTGGAAAGTTTTTCGCTGGTGGGGCACAGCTTGGGAGCATGCTGCTGTATTTCTTGACGCTATAGAGCCTTGGGTTCAGATCAAAAGAGAGCAAGTTCTAGTTGCACAGATGTGGATCGCTGTCAGAACGCAGAAGTGGTCCTCGTCGTCTGACCCAGAGTATTTGCAAACTATGGAACTTCTAGTTGAACAGCTTAGGTGGTTAAACAGAAAAGGCCCCCGTAGAGACTCAGACATAGAACCTATTGAGGCCTGTCTAAAAACTCTTCCTGTACCGTATGAGCAAATTCTTGCTGAGGTTGGACTATGCCATTAGTCCAAGGCTCCAGTCAAAAAGCTATCTCCGAAAATATTCGGCGGCTTAGCCATGAAATTGGGCGTAGTCCTCACGTGAAATCTCGTGAGCAAGCTATAGCTATTGCAGAGGCTACTGCAAGGCGTGGTCGGGCTCCAGGCGGTCCAGTCAACGATATCAACCCCCCAATGGGTGCGGGAACCAGCCCAGCGCCTGTTCCGGTTACTGTCGTCAATGGAAATGGCTCCAACGGCTCCAGCGGCGTCATGCCTGGCGTTCCAGGGGCGGCTCAGACCCTAGGAGCCTCACAGAGCGGTTTAGCGGGTCCTGGGGCGGGCCAGGTGGGGGTACCCCAAAATACCGCGCCTACGCCCGCCCCTAGCCCGATGACGGGGTCTCCAATGGGGGTCGCCCCACCGCCTTCAACGCCTCAGGGCCCATTAGGGGGGTTAGGGGCCTCCTTCAGCAACATACTTTCCCAATTAGGACCGCTTGGAACGGCCGTTCAGGGGGGTATAAGCCAGCTCCCCCAGTTTGGCCCACTGGGCGCAGCTGCCTCGAAGGGCCTCAACAGCCTAGGCTACGCTCAGGGAGGCGTTGTTCCAGACTTGGCGACAGGCGGCTTCAATGTTGGACACAGCCCTCACCTGACGCCTGGCTTTGCTGAGAAGGCTCTGGTTCGCAATGAGCACCGGGGTTTGACTGGCGGAATGACCAAAGGGCCAATTCTGAGTGCAGTACCAGGGCGGACAGACGCCCACAAGACGCATGTGCCCTCTGGCTCTTATGTCATTCCAGCCGATATCGTCTCTGGGCGTGGTCAGGGTAACACCATCGCAGGCGCAGCCAACCTCCAGAAGCTCTTCAAGATGGGGCCTTATGGAACTTCTCCTTCAGCACTCAAGCCTAAGGCTATGAAAATGCGTGCTGATGGTGGCGCGCTTCCAGATACTGACGAAGTTCCTGTCAGGGTCAACCTTGCAGGCGGTGAGATTGTTGTTCCGCCAGAGAACCTGAGAACTGCTGTTCACCCCGACTTGGAACAAGCTCACGCGATCATGGATGCTTGGGTGCTGCATGAGCGCAAACTTTTAAGGAAGACGCTGGCTGGGCTTCCAGGCCCCGTGAAGGAATAAGAATCTAGCCTAAGATCAAAACCTAATTGAAACCAGAAGGAGAGCTACAGATGAAGTCTCTTGATGACGTTGGTGTGGTGTTCGTGAATACCGTTGTAGGGCGTGGAATTCTGAATGGGATCATTAACCTCTCATTCGGTACGCTGTTGTTTACACCTACCGATGACGGGAAGACAATTGATCCTGATTTGGTGGTCTCGGCGCGGTTGCGCATGGACAAGCTCTGCGCGCAACAGCTTCATGAAACGCTAGGCGAACTTTTGCTCTCTATCGAGAAGGCTGAGGCAGACGCAGCGGCTGGTGTTCCTGCCGTTGATGACGCCGCGCTCGGTAAGCCCAATTGAGCACAACCCCAGTCCCTTATCCTCGCGGTGTTCGGCTGGTCTCAGATCCAGCCGAGGAAGAATCTGTGATGGATCTGTGTCGCCAGCTTCACAACGAAAACGGATTGTTTCCGCTTAAGGAAGATAAAGTCCGCCTCATGCTCCGCAAAGCCTTCAACCGCGAAGGCGGGGTGCTCGGTGCGGTTGGAGAACCAGGGTCTCTGAAGGGCCTCATCTACATGATGATGTCCTCATTCTGGTATTCAGATGCACCGCACTGGGAAGAGCTCTTCCTCTACGTCAAGCCAGAGCACAGGGGTGGCGGCGCTGCTGTCGCCTTGATGCGCTTTGCCAAGTGGTGCTCCGCCAACAGTGGTCTGCCGCTTGTTATTGGTGTTCTGTCCAACGAGCGCACCGAAGGCAAGGTGCGGCTGTACCAGCGCACCTTTGACAAGCCTGTAGGAAACTTTTTCTTTTACTCAGCAAATGGTGCTGGGCACGCTCTAACCTAGGACTGGAGTACGTGTCGTAGGGTCAAAAGGCACCAATACAACAACCTCCACAACTGCCCCCAACGCGCAAGCAGGTCAGCTTTATAGCGACTTGCTTGCGCGGGCGCAGGGCGTTTCCAACACACCCTACAATCCCTATGGAGGCGAACTTGTAGCGGGCGTCAACCCGCAGCAGACGCAGGGCATTGCCAATATCAACAACTACGCGAACTTTGCCCAACCTTACATGGGCACGGCGCTTCAGTACGCGCAGAATGCTGCCCAGCCGATAACGCAGCAGCAGATCCAGCAGTACATGAGCCCCTACACCCAGAATGTGGTGCAGGCGACTCAGAATCAGTTCAACAATCAGAATGCTCAGGCTCAGGAGGGGCTGAAAGCCAACGCCATTCGCCAGGGTGCACTCGGCGGTAATCGTGTTGGTATTGCTTCGGCAGAACTCTCCAACCAACAAAACCTGGCGCAAGCCCCTGTCATCGCCAACTTGATGAACCAGGGTTACACGACCGGCCTCAACACGGCTCTGACTGAACAGCAGGCGATGGCCTCGGGAGCCGCCAACCTTGGTGGTCTTGGTGTTGCCGGTCAGAATGCGGGCCTGACTGGAGCGAACGCTCAGATCGGCGCTGGAACGCTTCAGCAGCAGACTCAGCAGCAGCAGGACCTCGCTAAGTACCAGCAGTTCATGCAGCAGCAAGCCTACCCGTTCCAGACAGCGCAGTGGCTGGCTGGGTTGGGAACTGGCGTCGGCTCGCAGATGGGCGGGACGAACACCACCGTTGGCCCCGCGCCGAATTCTCTGAACAGCTGGCTTGGCTTAGGCGCGGCAGGCGTTGGTGCTGTTGGCCAGGCTGGCGGCTGGGCTGCTCTTGGCTCAATGTTGTCTCGTGGCGGGGTTGCTGGTCGGGCTGAGGGTGGAGGCGTTGCTAGTCCCGACACAATGCCAGAGTCCATCGATACGTTGATGGAGCAGCAGAAGCAGCTGCTGGACGGTTACCGCAGCACCCAGATGTTCCCGAACGGAACGCCGGAGCTCAGTACACCTCCAGGCATGGAGCGCACTGAGACCCCCGCTGGCGTATTCCATCACGACCCAGGCCAGGTAAGCCCCGATCAGGTCCAAGACCTCAGTTCGCAAGGTCGTGAGAATGAGCTGCTGGGGCTAGGGCCTGTCGAAAAAGAGAAGGTACTTGCCCTTATCCAAAAGGGTGAGGTTCCGCTCGCAATTGTTGAGCGGGCTCCTGACGGCACTGAAGTTCGCGCGGCTGTTGGAACGCACTCTACTGCAGCTCAACAGTTCGCTGCTATGCTCAGGAACAAATCGCCTGGGAACACCCTCAAGATCGAGGACCTTCGTCAGGCTCTCGCTCAGCGCGCTGCAAGGTCTGCGCCCAACGATATAGGCGTGGCAGGGCGTGACGTTGGTGGTCCAGTCAGCACTCCGAGTGCAATGGGAATTGCTGGAATGCCCTGGTCTGGCGCGCAAGGTTGGGTGCCAGGCGCTAACTTCCCTCAGAAGCCCTTCTCTGTTGCAACGCCTAAGCCTGTGGCTCAGACGCCTATCTTTGATGCTGCCAAGATGGGCAAAGACTTGGGCACGATGGCGTCTTCCATCAAGGCCGGGTTCAACGCGCCATCCCAGAACAGCACGGCAGGAACTTTCGATTCAAGTGGAGTTGCTCCTTCTGACCCTTATGGTTCTGCTGATACAGGAATGCCTCAGTATGCTCGCGGTGGCTCGCCACACGCAGTTGGTCTAGCGGCTGGTGGTGACCCTGATGCTTTGCTTGGGTTGGATAAGATCAACAATCAACTTTGGCCTGACGCAGCCAACACGCCTCCGGCTGTTGATGCTCAGGGCATGCCCCGCGATTACGCCAGCTTGAACAATACTGGCGTCAGTGCTCCTAACTTTCCGGCTACGCCTACTGCTGCACCGGAGGGTGTTGCGCCTCCGCCTACTGATCCGGCTTTGCTGGAAGCGGCGGGTAAGCCTCAAGCTTCAGCTCAGCCTCCGTCCAGCTTAGCCGCGCTTCAGCGGGCCATCTACGGGCAAGAGTCCAACTTTGGGCAGAACGCAGTAACGTCAGACCGGAACGCCCACGGGCCGATGCAGATCATACCGGCCACGTTTGCGCAATTTGCCAAGCCGGGCGAGGACATCAATAGCCCAACGGACAACAAGGCTGTTGGAGACCGCATTCTTTCCACTTACATGCAGAAATACAATGGCGATCCGGCTCGCGCTGCTGTGGCCTACTTCTCTGGTCCTGGCAACGTAGCGCCTCCAGAAAGTCCTACGCCTTGGATTGAAGATAAGAGTGACGGTCACAAGTCTGTATCCGGCTACGTGTCTGACGTCATGAAGCGGATGAACGGGCCTGGTGACAAGGGCGTAGCCGCACCGGACACTGACGTTTCAGCGCAGTCTCGTGGTCCAGAAGGAACCGGCGAGTCTCAGCAGGGAACTTTGGACCAACCTAAGGGCGTGTCCGGAATTGACATCTCCGCGAACTCCAAACTCTGGCCCTCCCTTATGACCGCTGGCTTTGGCATGATGGCCTCTCGGTCTCCGTTCCTTGGTGTTGCTGTGGGCGAGGGCGGCTTGCACGGAATGAACACTTACAGCGATTTGTCTAAGCAAGAAAACACTCAAAAGCTGAGTCAAGCGCAACTTCAGATGAAGGCGCAGCAGCTTTCTCAAGAGGCGGACCGTTGGTCTAAAACCCATGAACTTGGTGTGCAGAAAGCCGCTGATGAGCGGAAGCATCGCTTGTGGGAAGAATCAAAGCCTCAAACTATTCAAGACCCGATTTTGGGACCACGAACGATCATTAGCACGCCTAAGGGGATGGTCTACACAGATACAGGCGAACCCGTTGGCGTACCAGACGCAGCTGCTGCCAAGCCTGCTGATATTCCGCCGTCAGACGACCCAAACCGTCCTTATAAGAACGCGACGCCCTCGTCTAAGACGCTTCTTGACGCGCAACGTCAGGGGCTTCATGGACAAGCGTTCTTGGATGCTATGCCGCCACATATGCGCTCTACGGTTGAAGCTGTTGCAAACTATGACGCGCCACTCACGGTCTTTACCAAGATGGGCCGCGCTGGTATGAGCCAGGATCGTGCCTTAGGGTGGGTGAAGCAGGTCAACCCTGATTATGATCAGCAGTGGTACACGTTGAAGGGAACTGCGCTAAAGAATTTCTATGCGTCCAGCACTCCTAACTCGCCTGTAGTTCAGGCTCGTGCAATGAACACTGCCGTGGGTCACGCGGGCGAACTAGCAGACGCACTGTACGAGCTTCACACCTTGAACCCTGGATTGCTACAAAAGGCACGTGAAAGTGGGACGCCGATTTTGAGCTACCTTGCTGGGCAAGCACAACAGAGCTTGTTCAAAGGTACTCCTAGTGGTGCGGTCTTGAATAAAATTGCTGCGGTGGTGCCACTTTACGCGGCTGAGACTGCGAAATTCTATTCTGGCTCAGCTGGCTCTGAAACAGAACGCCAAGCAATTGAGGCTCCTTTCAAGCCTGCTCTAAGCTTCCCAGAGCAGATCGGGGCTTTGCGAATGCAGGCGCATATGTTCAAATCCAAGACTGCCCCTATGGAGCAGGAGTACCGTGACGTCTTTGATGCTCCTGGTTTGAAGGAGTACGGGACTAAGAAGCACGCGAAGGATTGGACTGTTGCAAAAGAGCAAGCCAACAAGGCTATGGAGCGTATCGAAGAGCTCTACCAAATTGCGCAACCGAAGACTAATGCGAAGCCCACAACGCCTCCTGCGGCGGCTCCAACTGCTCCTGTGGTTCCGCCCGGCAATGCTATCGGCGAACGCAAGCAGTTCCGTCAGGGTTGGGGTGTTTGGAACGGTAAGCAATGGGTTCCTGAGGCAGCGCAATAATGGACGACCAGCTTCCAGACGCTCCTTGGGCAACGCAAGAAATGCAGACCGCTGATCTGCCAGATGCTCCTTGGGCGCAGTCTGCCGCTCCGGTTAAGGCGGCTAGCGTTATGCACCCTGATGAAGCGCCAACTCCAACGCGCTTCAATGAGCGCCAGCGGGCTTTCCGTCAGGCTATTCGTTCTGGCTCTCCTGAGCAGCCTGCTGAGTTGGCGGTTCCGGGTCCTGACCTGTCTGGCGCACGCCCTAAGGAGGGCGAGCTTCAGCGCGACTGGACCAATGTCGGAAAAGGCTTGGTCAAGGGCTTACCCGCTACCTTATCGGGAGGCTTGGTCGGCGATATCGAGTCAACCGGACGGCTTCTCGGAAAGCAGCTTGGCGTTAAGCAGGAAACGACCATCCCTACAACTACGGAAGGCGGCTACCTTGGCCCTCGCGGTCTCGATCTCATGGCCCCCGCTGCCACGGCTGAGGAGGCCGCTGGTATGGGCATCGCCTCGTTGGCTGCGCCGGGGGCTATTGGCAAATTAGGCCGCTTGACGGGGCTTAGAAAGCCGCCTGTGGGCCTTGTAGGGCCGGAGACCCCGACCCGTACCGTTGACATGATGTCGGCTAAGCCGCCGACGGTCCCTGAGGCGCTCCCGACCGCCCCAGCGAGCGAGCCCATCGGGGTTCCACGTGACAACGGTGCAAGGCTGCTCTCGCCCAATATCTCCCACGTTCCTGACGTGTCGTCTCCTGAGCACGCCTTAGAGGCTTTGGCGTCTCGCCGTGCGGCTGGTGCGGCAGGGACTAGCCCCCTTGAGGGTGTTTCGCCTGAGGCCATTCAGCGTATTCACGCCAGCTTTGAAGGCGAAGGTCTGACGCCGCACACACTGGCTCAACGCCTTGAGGAAATGTCGCCCCACCAATTCCTCTCAGAGATTGGTGACAGCCCCACCTTCTACGCTCGTGGGATTACGTCCTCACCTGGCCTGGGGCGTACCGAGCTGATGAACGCCTTCCGAGGTCGGGCCTCTGAAGCGCCACAACGCATTGGCACGGTGTTTGACCAGATTTTCGGCAGGGACAGCAACACCTACAGTATTGCCAAGCAGATTTCTCGCGATCAGAAGAAGGCCTCTGATCCGGCTTACCGTGCCTTCCGCGAGACGCAGATTACGCCAACGCCTGAGCTTGTCGAGCTTATCCCAAGGCTGAAGTCGGCCGGAGCTTTCAGTAAAGCGAAGGAGTTGGCTGGTATCTCAGGTGTGCCTTGGCAGCAAGAGCAGTTCATGGCTGGCGTTCCGGGCAAGTATCCAACAGCCCGGACCTGGGACCTTGTCAAGCGCTCGCTAGACAGCAAGATCAGTAAGGCGTTCAGAGACGGTGATAACACCACTGGTTCTGCTCTTAAGGCACTTCGCGGCGAATTGATTACGGCAATTGACGCCCACCCCGACCCGCTTGTTCAGAACGTCTGGAAGAACGCCCGTAACGTCTACGCCGGGCCCGCCAAGCTCAAGGCGGCTTTGGAATACGGCCGCGACCTGTTGACGCGAGGCGTTGATACTGACGAGTTCGTTGCGCGGGCAGCGGCAAAGGACTTCGGCCCCGCTGAAATTGATGCCATGAAGACCGGCGTTCGGGCTTATCTGAAAGACAAGCTGGGACGGCCGGGCAGGCAGAACCTGAGCACACTGAATGATGTTCTGGCTGAAAACAATTTGCAGAAGCTACGTGCGTTGCTGGGCGATGAAGAAGCTGCCAAGCTGGAGCGCGCTATTCGCCATGAATACGAAATGCACTTCTCACCACAGAACCTAGGCAATTCACTGACGGCTGAGAAGACGATAGCGCAAGACATCTGGGCGGCTAAGCCTTCTGGTTTGGAGAAGGTGATTACCACTGGTGTTGGGCTGATCAAGCACCCTGGCAAGACGCTGACTGGCAGCGCCCTGGAGGCTCAGACTGCCCGCACCATGAACAAGCGCCAGCTTGCGGCCGACCAGATCCGCCGCGATGCAGCGCGTATTTATTCGTTACAGGGCGCTGAGCGTGACGCTGTTGCGCAATGGATTCTGGAGCATGGCGCTGATTACACGCCTCCAGCACCAAAGCGTGCCTCAGGCGGTCGCGTTGCTGTCAACACCCGCGCTCCAGTTATCCGCAAATACGACGTGCCTTATCTTGCTGGTGCTAGCGACAATGGTCAGACCGTCTATCTGGACCGCCGCGTTCCGCCCCGCATCAAACTCGGTAAGGCGTTCATCGACCCAGCCGTACCGCTCCGCATTCATGAGATGACGGAATGGGCGCTGATGACGAAGCACAAGCTGTCTTACGAAGAGGCCCACAAGCGGGCTACGGCGGCTGAGCGTAATTGGGTGGAAAGCCACGGCCATAGCTGGGCGCTCTACGAAGAGACCATGGACGGCCTGCTCTCGCACATTGAGCACGAGCACCCCAAGAAGCCGCCGCCCGATTTGTATCTGAAGCCTTACCCGCACGACAAGCAGAAGCTGCTGGAGAAAAACCGTGCAGCTGGTGGGGCTGTCTGGGAAGAAGGTCAGAACCTGGACGTTGGTGGCGTTGCTGATCAAGGGTTTGACCCTCAAGCTTGGTGGAAAGGTCAATCTCCAGAGGCCTTGAACAGCCAGGTTCCTAACGATTACTCAAGGTCAGATCGCGAGCGCACCAATGCCGCTCAGGACCTGTCTTGGGCAACGCAGCCCTCTGAATTGGAGCAGTCTCCAAATGAGGCTGCGGCCAACCGCATTCGGCGGTCTGTGAGGCACACAACCGAATTGCCTGCTGAACGAGCAATGCCGCTTGGCTATTTGTACGACCACTATGCTAAAGGTATAGACGAGGTTGCCGACTTTAATCGCAAGAAACTTCTGGAGAAGGGCGAAGACCCCAATGCCTTGAACATTGCTCGGCAAGCGGCACAGACGCTTGGTGCAAACCTGACTGGCGTTGCTGCTGAACCTGGAATGCCAGGCGTAGAGCGCCAGCCGACCTGGCCTGAGCGCATGGTTGTCAGCGGCGCAACACTGCCGTCAGACGTGATTACCGGCAAATACAACGTCAAGCCTACCGAACCCGGCATGTGGTCTGACGAGGACGAGAACCGCCGCTTGGCGGGTGATGCTGAAATCTTCGAGCGTGTCCAGGACATGGCGGGCATGGCGGGCGTACCGGCTGTAGGCATGAAGCCCAATGAGGCTACGCTGACGAGTGGGTTGAACCGGCGACCGGAAGGAACTCCAACTCAAGCGTATCACGGTACTTCTAAGCCGGGATTTGAGCGGTTTGAGACGCCGGACGCGGGGCAGTATATGCCCGATCGGGGGCTGGGTATACACCTAGCAAAAGATCCAGAGATTGCGAATACCTTCGCTAAAGATAGCGGTGGCGTTTACCCGGTGGACATGCCTCCTGAGGAGAAGTTTTACCCAATCAAGCAAGACCACCTTCCTTACATTGAAGATAAAACTTCGCCGAAATATGCTCGCAATGTAATTTCAGATCAGTCAGCGATGGAGCATGAGATCTATCGGGTTGCTTACCAACAAGACCCGGAAATGTTTGCGCGTCATCTTGAGCGACGCTGGAACATGCCCCGAGAAGAAGCGGTAAAGGCGGCCCAGGATATTACTTCTGGCAAGCCTTACAGCAATGAACTGATGTCGCCGCGTAGTACACGCGAGCCTATTGTAGGACTTGATGACTACATTGAGCGTGACGGCGTCGTAAAGCCCTGGAACGAAGGCGACCGCGCAAAGGCCATTGCTGTCTTCCAAAAGCACTTGCAAGATCAAGGCTACGTTGGTGTTAAGTACATCAACACGTCTCCAATGGAGACAGCTAACGCTAAAGACCCAACCAGCTACGTTCTGTTCAATCCCCGCGAACATGCACGCTCCAGGTTTACTGGCGCGTTGATGTCTGACTCTGGCGAAGTCGGCGCTCCCTTATCGGCTCTTGCCAAATCTCAGGCTGAACGACCAACTGCCGTTGCGGAAAAGCCCTTCGCAATGCAGGCGACAGTTGCACCCAACAATCTTCCCGCTCCTTACAAGCCTGCTGAATTGGGTGGTGACATCCAGAACTTCCTGAGGCTGTCCCAGGGCTATGAGAAGAAGTACGGCCAGGATTGGGTTACCAAGCTGGAGCCCACTGAGTTGGCTACGCTAAAGGCTGAGCCTGCCTTGCAGAAAGCCTTGGCGAATATTGAAGCGGCCAAAGGCGCTGGTGTTCTGGACAAAATGCTGGAACAGCCCCTGACACGGCGCGATGCGTTCAGGACGGTTGGTGCTATCGGAAGCGCTGTTGCCAACGCGGGACGACTTGGTACGGCGCTTAAGATGCTGGAGGTCCCCAAGGTTGATTTGGTTGGGCCTGCTTATCAGAAGATTGGTGGGTTGAAAGATCAATTCAAGGCGCTCCAAGACGAGGTAATGTCGTCCTACAACCGGACTGAGTGGAAACTTCGTGAGGCTAGGGACGCTGAAATTAAAACTGTTCGGGATAAGTACGGTGCGCTTTATGAGCAACTGCCTCGTGGGCGCGATTATGACCATTATGCGGAGACCAGAAAATTAAACCATCAATTGCAAGCTGAGATTGCTAAGGTAGAGGAAAAACATGCGCCTGCAATTGGGAAAATTCAGCAGGAGATGATGGAGAAGAACCGTCAGCTGAAGACGGACTTTGAAAAAGACATCACCGGTGCTCGCGAGAACCTCAACCTTCCTAAACTTAACGAGCAGCAGCAGAAGGTTTTGGACTATGTAGTGAAGCCCGGTCGGCGAAGTTTTACAGACTTTGTGGATGGAACTCTGCAGCAGAACCCTTACGAGTTGTCTAAGGCGGCGGATATTCTAAAAGACCTGGCTAAACACCCTGAAATGGAGAAGTACCACAAAGACGACGTTGGCTATCTTGTAGCTAAGATGTCTGACGCCGAGAAGGCGCAGATCGCTGAGCACATCAAGCCGGTCCTGCTGCAAGACCCCCATATCTCTATGGGTGATGTGCGTACAATTGTGAAAGCGTTCCCCTCGCTCAAAGGCTTTCAGGCGTTTTCCAACACCGGCAAAATCGCAGGCCCACTCTCTGCCTTAGCCAACCAGCATTTCTACTCTGCTGTTGAGAAGGCTATTGCTGGCGCTCCCCAGCAGAAAATGCACGCCTCGCAGTGGATGGGTTGGCTCAAGAATCAGCCCGGCATCAAGGCTGAGGAGCTGAACTGGCTGGGCTTAGGCGACAAGGCTGATATTGGCGAAGGACTGGTCACAAAGCAGCAGATGCTGGACCGTGTTCGCGATAAGGGTGTGCAGGTTGGGGAAGTGGAGAAGAAGGGTGGCCCACGTAGCCACGCAGATGCTAATGAGGCAGCATATGCAGAAGTAAAGGACGATTTCTATTCCCAATACCCCAAAGAGAACAACAACGCTTTCCAAAATTGGATGGAGTCGCCGGAAGGTCAGGCTGCATTTGACCGAGCTTTGGCTGAAACCACTAATAGTCCTCGTTACTCTGACTACCAGCTTCCCGGTGGTGAGAATTATCGCGAAATGCTGCTGACGTTGCCAGAGAAGCCCAGAAAAACATTATCTACCGCTGAGGCAGACGAACTCCGTGCTCTCTTAAACAAAGACGACCGGGGGCTTGCTGGTACGGGGCCAAAACTTTCCCGGGCAGAGGAAGATCGTTTAACTGCGCTGCAGACCAAGGTAAAGGAACTGCGTTCCCAAATTGGACAGGCGGAGCCGTTCCGCCACAACCACTGGGATGAGCCTAACGTCCTGGGCCATTTGCGCATGAACGACCGCGAGATCCCAGGTGTGGGTAAGGCTTTGCACGGGGAAGAGCTGCAATCAGATATGCACCAACTCGGGCGGAAGAATGGGTACCAGCAAGATATTCCACAAAGAACATTTGAGGCTAGACGAGACCCGAAAGGTGACGGTTGGACAGTTTTTGACAGCGATGGAAACCAAGCCTCTGGTGCAGCCTTAGGAAAGGCTGACGCCGAAGAAATCGCGAGGCAGTTCACATCCCAGCAACGGAAAAAGACCGACGGCGTTCCAGACGCTCCTTTCAAGACCTCCTGGCCCGACCTGCTACTCAAGCGCCTTATTGCCAAAGCCGCAAAGGAAGACTATGCCGCTGTCTCCTGGACTCCTGGCGAGCAGCAGGCCGCGCGCTACGATCTGAGTAAACAGGTTGAGAAAATCCAGGCTATCAAAAACGCCGATGGGACTTACCAGCTTGCTGCTGAAAAGAAGGGTGGCCAAGGGAAGGTAGCATTAGGGGCTTCAATTCCTGAAGCTAAGCTTGCCGATCACGTTGGCAAAGACTTGGCTGAGAAGATTGTTAGGGACGCTAATCCGTTCTTGGATGAAGCAGAGAAGCCGGAGGGCTGGCAACCAGGCATGTCGCTATTTGCTGATTCCAGCAAGGTGGGAGCGCCGCTGAGTGCTTTGATCGGAGAAAAATACGCCACTGGAACTCACACCGTATCTGAGCCGCTGAGCTTGAAAGTTTACCGCACCGGAGCTCAACGAGACATCGGTCGTGGTATATTCTTTGGTGATTCTCCAGAAAGTGTGAAACCCTATTCATCGCTACACAATAATGCTCCAATAAACGAATACACCGTCTCACCAAAGAAGACCTTGATCACTGAAAGCCCCTTTGCGCTTCATAAAGAGCTCTTCAACGGCAAGTCTTTTCAGGACGCTGTTTGGGCTGAAGATAAAAAGTCTGGCTTTAAATCTTCTATAGAAGCCTCAAGAAAAGTTGAAGCGAAGATGGCTGCTGCGCTTAAGCGCAAGGGCTACGACGCTTTTGTGTACACCAAACCACCAGCTCCCGCGAAACACGAGATTTCCATACTTAATCCGAAAGCTATCTCTAAGGTTGAGGAGACCCCAAACCGTGCTCACGGTGGCCGCGTCAACGCCGACAACATCAACCACAATCCTTCTGAGGCACAGAAATCTTCGGGCGCATATGCCAAAGATCACATCAACATTCATGGTCTTAACATTACCATCGAAAATGCCAAGGGCTCTACACGTTCTGGTGTAGGCGCTGACGGCTCTCGTTGGGAAACGAAGCTGCCCTCTGCGTACGGATATTTCAAGAGGTCGGAAGGCGCTGATGGTGATCATGTCGATGTTTACGTTGGCCCTCACCTTAAGTCCAACTTCGTCTGGATCGTTGACCAGGTTGACCCAGATACAAAACGCTTCGATGAAACCAAAACCCTCCTTGGCTTCGGCTCCAAAGCTCAAGCCCTTAAAACCTACATCGCCGCCTTCTCAGACGGCAAAGGCAAAGACCGCATTGGTGCTGTCCACGCCTTGACCGTTCCTGCACTGAAGCAATGGCTCGAACACGGCGACACCAAAAGTCCATATAAACCGCCGGTTATCAAGAAGCTCAGCCACGCTTCGGTTGACTACACGCCCAAAGCCCTGAACCCAAAGAACCGCTGTGGCGTCTGTGTCAAGTTCATTCCTGCCAGCTTGGGCGGTCCAGATTGTGTTTTTGTTGCCAAGCCCATCAATCCCCAGGGTTGGTGTTCCAGATTTCGCAGGGTATAAAGCCGACGCGTTCTGAGCTATGGTTCAGACGTTTTCTATGCGTCCGTTTCAACAACTTTCAGGTGAAGTAATGCGACGTGTTCTCGTCACAAAGCTCCTGCTTTCGTCTATCGCTTTTGTACTTCTCATGCCAAGTGCAGCCTCTGCCTGCGCAGACTGCGGTTTGAGCTTTCAGGTTACCCATGCACTCTACAATTCACAGCCTTCACGCTCTGCTCGCCAGCCCCGTGCCTATCGGGCACAGTACTACCGCACACAGCCTTATCGTGTTGCTGTCAAGGCCCGCTATTCTCCGCCAATTGCGCGGACACCGCTAGCCATTCCGGCTCAGGTGGCAACGGGTACGACCAAAGTCGTTGTCGGTACATTAGAGACCGTTAAGCAGCTTGTTGGCTTCTTCATCAACAAGGGCTGGACCGCTGCACAGTCCTTCGGTCTTGTCGCCAACTTCTATGTCGAGAGCGGCCTCCAGCCCCGCGCTGCTGCCAACCGTGGGCAGTTCGTTGGTCTTGCACAATGGGACTACACTCGGCAGGCTACGTTCCGCCGCCGCTATGGCAAAGCTGTCCAGCAAGCTACGCTCCTTGAGCAAGCTGAGTTTGCGCATTGGGAGCTGACCAACACGGCAGCAACCGCTGGTGCAATGCTCAAGACCGCCAAGACCCCTGCTGAGGCTGCAGCTATCGTGTCTCGGCAGTACGAGCGCCCCAGCCGTGACGAGGCCTACACTCGTGGGGCGATGGCTACGCGCCTTGCGCTGTCAGTCTCAATTCCTGAGAAGGATGTCACTGCTGCGACTGAGGCTATCCAGCCCAAGCCTTATGAGCCGAAGCCTGAGGTTCCTGTATCCAACACTGCTCCCATTGCAGGGGCAGCAGGCGTACCGACTCAGATCGTAGCGTTCCTGACTAAGGTGCGTGAGAAGTGCGGCTGGGTCAAGATCATCTCCAGCTACCGCCCCGGTGCGATGTGTCACGGCCTGAACCAGGCCGTTGACTATCAGGTCGAGAAGCCGGACTGCGCCTTCGCTATGGCAAACGAAACACCTTGGAAAACGCTTGGCCACACCTACGACTACGACGAGCATCAGAAGCACGGTGTTGCCAACCACTTCCACCTTTCGACCTGTAAGCAGGAAGCTGGCTGGCGCGGGGACCACAAGGCATACTACGGGGTGTTGGGCGGCGTGAGACACTACGCTTATGCTCGCCCCGCTTACCGAGTTCGGTACGCGCGTACGCGCCAAACCCCGTACTACGCCAAGCCCGTTCACACCATCAGCTACCCCAGCTACGCCACGGCTCAGTAAATGGCCCTACTGCGCGCAATCACGCTGGGTGCTGCGGTCCTCTTCGGGGCCGCAGCGGGCATACTGTCTGGGGTGATGTTTACAACGACTTTCTATGCACATGCCTGGTAGCCCAAAATACCCATTACGGGACCTGACTAAGGACGAGAAGAAGTGCTTCCACTATTGCGACGTGCCTTACGTCAAATTCGAGGCTTACCCGGAAGGCTCAAGGCCCATAGGCCGGTACTGGACGCAGGAAGAGCTTGACCAATGGAACATGTGTACATCTGGACCGTCAGCATCCAAATCTCAATCGCTGTCCTCAATCTATCTGGAACGGGCGACCCACCGAGCGCAAAGCACCAGGGCTATTTCACGTCACTGGCAGCTTGTACGATCTACCTTGGCAAGCACTGGCGAGAGATTGCTAGCGCTATGCCTATCCCGGTGTCTCAGAAGAATATCTTCTGCAAAAGACGAGAGGCTACCAAATGAGCATCAATCCCCGCGTTGTTGACGTTTCGCATTGGCAAGGGCGCTCCATCAACTGGCAGATCGCAGCCAACGCTGGGCTCTGGGGCGTCATCAATAAGTGTACTGAAGGGTCTGGGAGCGCTGGTTATGTAGACGACACCTACACCCTTAACCGCAAGGCCGCAGCGGCAAATAATCTAGACTGGGGCGCTTACCACTTCCTCCGCCCCGGCAGCATGAGTGACCAGGTCAACGCTTTCGTATCACACGCAGAGCCTGATGCCAACACATTGATGGCCCTTGACCACGAAGACCCGCGTGTCTCGGTCACGTCAGCTCGCGAGTTCATGGATCGACTTGATCAGAAGCTGGGCCGCTCGTGTGTTCTCTACAGTGGCTTCTTGATCAAGCAGCAACTTGGCGCTTATCATGATCCGTTCTGGGGTTCACACCGCTGGTGGATGGCTCAGTACTCTGCCAACCCACAAGGCCAAGCCTCTTGGGCGAGCATCTGGCTCTGGCAGTACACGGGCGACGGCAACGGCTTGCTGCCCCACTCAATCCCTGGCGTTGGAACTAACATCGACATCAACTCTTACGGCGGGACACGCGACCAGCTGAAGGCTGACTGGGCTGGTGGTGTTGCTACACCTGCCCCTGCACCGGTTCTTGATCCTAACGCTAAGCCGATGCTGATGTTTGGCTCAAAGAACGTAGCGGCTGTCAAGATGCTTCAGCAGGCCCTTAACGCCGCTGGTGCAATGATTGGCGTAGACGGCGACTTTGGTACAAAGACCCTTGCAGCTGTCCGAACGTTCCAAGGTGTTCGTGGCTTGTCAGTTGATGGTGTTGTTGGTGACAAGACCTGGGCCGCTCTGAATGGATGAGGACAGTAACGCAGGTGCTGCTCTAGCAATTGGCCTTGCGTTGCTCGTAGCGTTTGGAACCCTCTTCTTTATTTGGTTGCTTTCCTGATGAGGAAAAAGCTTCGTGTCAACTGACCAGGACGATATGGAGGCCCTTAAGCGGAAAACGCCTCCGTTTTGGTGGCCTGACGTCAACACGATTTTGCAGCTGTTCCTGACTGTCGCGATTACTGTCATGGTGGGCTACATTCTTCACCAGCTTCTTGAGGGCAAGACTGTCTTTGAGCAAGCCCAGCGTGACCTGCTAATGATTCTGTTCGGCATAATCTTGGGCTGCTTCAAGGATGTCTATGGCTACACCTTCGGCTCGTCGGCGGGCCAGAAGCGCCAAGGCGAGGCTATCAACCAGAGCCTTGCAGACAAGGACAAGATCATCGCTGACAACGTCGTTACAACGGCAGCGCTGGCCGCTGGTAACGCTCCTACAGTAGACGCCATTAAGGCTGCTACCATTGTAGCCCCAGCCGCTGCGGCGGTTGCAGCGCCCCCAGCAGCCGATGTAGCGGCCCCGCCAGCAGCGCGTGAGGCTGTGGCTGAGGCTCTGTCTGAACACGGGATTGACCCTAAGCCTATTGATCCGAATGAGCCACCAAAGGGCCCAAAAGTATGAACGGTGGCTTTGGCAACGCTGGGTTGATTACAGCCGCTTTCATTGCGGCTAGCCTCTTTATCGGAGGCGCGTTAGGCGTGAGCTTCTACTATCTTGCTCGTGTTATTTTCTAAGGAACGATTAGATGCTCTTTCTCGGCAAAAAGCCTGCACGCCCCGACGCTGTCAAGCTCAAGTTTGGTGCGTTCTTTGACGCAGCGCAGCTTCCTGTCCCGCCTAAGATGTTTGGTCATGTTCGTGGCGGAACTGATTGGGGCATGCTAGCTAACGATTCCTGTAGCGATTGTGTGTTCGCAGGCGCGGCTCACGAGACAATGGTGTGGGTCTCAGAGGGCGGTCAGGCCTCGGTTAGCTTTACTGATGCTGATGTAGTAGATGACTACTCAGCGGTGACGGGATACAAGCCCAGCGATCCCCTGACTGACACTGGTACCGATATGCAGCAGGCTGCTGAGTACCGTCGCAAAACGGGTGTTGTTGACTCGGCTGGCAAGCGTCACACCATTGACGCTTACGTAGCGCTGAGCGCTGGCAAAGCAGACGACCTCGCCTTAGCCACCTACCTGAGCGGGGCCTCTGGAGTAGGTCTGGTGCTGCCTGATAGCGCGCTTGATCAGTTCGATGCTCAGAAGCCTTGGACCGTTGTGCCTGGTGCTAAGAGGGTTGGTGGCCACTACTGTCCATGTGTGGGTCGTAATAGCGTCGGTAACTTCCTGGTCGTAACGTGGGGCCGCTTACACGCCATGACCCCCGCTTTCTATTCGACGTACTGTGATGAAGCAATGGCGTACATATCCCTTGAAGCGATGACGAACAAGACAACGCCAGAGGGCTTTGATGCGCCAATGTTGGCGCGGTCGCTTGCGCGACTTTCAACCTGAGATGGAGTAAAATACCATGCAGAAGCTGCGCGTATTTCTGATTTCTATCGCTGCCGCTGTTGGCCTTAGCGCCTGTGCGGGCGTTACTGGTACTGGCCCGACGACTGGTACCATTACCGGAGACATCACGGTTGCTCAGGTGCAGAGCATCGCCAATACCACGTGCGGCTTCCTGCCCACGGTAGCGACCGTTGCCAAGATCATCGCCTCGTTCGCAGGCGCTAGCGACGTTGTCGATGTGGTCAGTCAGGCGGCCACTGCGATCTGCGGTGCGGTGACCAAGCCGGGCCTGCGGCGCGGAGCTGTTCCGGTCGCTCGCGGCGTAGCAATTCGCGGCCAGTTCACCCGCTAAAGACTGATGGTGCACAAGTTCTCTGACGGGGGTTGCTGAGCTTAAAGCACTCTCGTCAGAGGCATTCAAAAGGGTTCGACATGAATGAGAAAAACAGAGCCACCCCTCAAGGGGCCGTTCGAACCCTGGACACAGGACGAACTCAATTCGCTTCACGAAATGGTGCAGGAATACGAGCGGATGAAGTGGCTGAAAGGGAAGGCCGCTTGGTGGGCGGGCTGGACCATAGGCTTGCCAGCCATTGCCCTTACTTTCTGGGAGCCGCTTGCCCGCTTGTGGAAATTGCTAAGGGGCGGGTAAAGGCCCGCAAGCTGTGGGGTTGGATTTCAGATTTAGCAGCTGTTTCGGTTGGAGTAGTACTTACAGGAGTAATCGCCTACCTGAAGTTTTAACCTACGTCTAAACCTTTTACGGTTTCGCGCGTTAGCCTATATCCCTACATGTTTGCGCAATTTTGCGTAGCGAAAACCTCACATGGACTTCATTGAACGACTACTACGCGACCGACACCTAGACGAAAGGCGTTGGACTGATCTGTCTGAACAACTCGAACTTATCAACCAAAGACTGGAGAAAATGATGGCTACTCTCGACCAGGTTCTGCAAGACGTCAATGACGAATCGGCTGAGCTCGACAAGCTCTCCGTATTCATTGCTGGCCTCAAGCAGCAGATTACTGATGCGCTGTCTGGCGCGACCCTTCCCGCTGGCGTACAGGCCAAGATCGATGCTGTGTTTGCTGGCGCAGAAGCCAACAAGGCGAAGATCAATACCGCCCTGACTCCGTAAGCTACTGTTGCAAACAGAAAGCTGCCGAAAGCCCTGGAGCAATCTGGGGCTTTTTGCTATTTTAGCCAATCACTGTCAGAATGCGGTCCAACAACATGAACGCCAACATTATTCCGCTACAGTAGAAGAGCGATGTCAGTGCAGGATAAGACCGTTCAAGTTGCTTGAGACGCTCAAACATAAGGAGAACGGAGATGGCATAGAACGTCCACGCTGCGGCAGTCATATTCCGTCCTCTACCACAGAACCCTTAGGTGTTTTCACCACTGTAATGACCCCGGCGAAGTCCGTTGACTCTCGCGCCATATGGTCGATCACGAATATCTTCTTCTCCAGCCGTCTCGCCCGTTCGCTCAGGTACTCACAAAGGTCTTTGACCCCGTTTGCGCTCAAGTGTCGTGTGGGCTCGTCCAAAACCTCAAGGTTACAGCTTACGCCTGCATGATTCAGCAAGACTTCTGACAAGGCTAGAGCTCCAACAATTCGCAGACGCTGGCCCTCACCACCAGACCAGCTTTCATATCGCACCGCCTGCTTATTCTGTGGCGAAAAGATGCTGACGTTCATGCCTCTCTGTGTAGTTCCGCTCTTGGTCTCTCGTTCCAAAGCATACTCCACACGCCACCCCTCCAGCCCAACCTCTGTCAGCATCACGTTCGTAGTCAGCTCCAGCTCCTGCAAAACCTCTTCAATGCAGTAGAGTGCAACGTCTTTGAATCCCTTGACCCAGAATTTGGTGCGCTCGATCTGCCGAGCCGCCTTTGTCAAGTCCTCCTCCAAGCCCTGAATATTCGCCTCAGCCTGAGCTTTCTTGCGACGGAGGTCTTGGGCTTGCTCAGTAAAGGGATTGGTCTGGTCTTGTTGAGAAGCCTGCGCCTTGCTCAGCTCTATGACTTGAGTCTGAAGCTCAGCAATCTGAGCGCGTAAAGGCGTCAGCGTAGTTAAGGCCGCTTCCTCCCTGCTCGCAAAGCCCTCCTCGTCGGCCTGAGAGTGCTTTAGAGCGGTTTCAGCCGCCTCAGCGGCCCCCTTAAGGGCTTTGAGCGGAAGCTCCTCCAGGGCCGTCTCTAGGGCTTCTAAGCGGTCCTCTAGTTCAGCCTTGTGCTCCCTCAGATCAGCCTTCTTGATTGGCTGACCACAAGTCGGGCATTTACGGGCCTTGTCTAAGGAAGCGAGCTCTTCCTCTAAGCGCTTCTGATCAGCCTTAAGTTGCCTCTCTCTAAGAAGAGCAGCGTTGTAGTCTATCTGAGCCGCGCTGGATTGCCGGTTTATTCCCGGCAATGTCCTTCGCAACGCTTTCAGCTCTGTGGCGAATCCATCCCAGGCTAGTTCAGCAGCATCCAGCTTGGTGCGCTGCTTCTCCAACAAAGACCGCTTTTCCTTAAGGTCGGCCTTAGCGGTTACACTCAGCTTCTGGCGTTCTGTTATCCATTCAGCCGAGCGCTCCTGCGTCTTCTTGAGAAGCTCTTCAGCTTGTTCAAGCGAAGCCTCAGCGCCGGTCAGCTCGCCCTTAAGTTCGGCTTCAAGCTGTTCCAGCTCGCGCACTTTGGCTGAGGCTGTAGCTGAACGGTCTTCCCAACGCTCCAGGTTGAGTACTGCAGAAAACAGCTGCATCTTGTCTTTGGGCGTGCGGTCAAAGAAGAGCGGTTGGCCTTGCGCTAGGAGAATAGTATTGGTGAAGACATCGAAATCCAAACCAACGAGCTTGGCAGCTTCGTCGTTTCCGACAGAGCGCCCGTCAATTTCTAGACCGTTGGTGGTTGCAGCCCGACAGATAGTGTGAGGCTGGTCATCGAGGCTGAGTTTTAGAGTGACAACAGGCGTAAGCGAAGAGCCCCAGCTCTTAAGATCGGGGGTTTTTAGTCCAGACGCTGTTCGGCCGTAAAGACACCACGTTACGGCATCGAATACAGAACTTTTTCCCGCGCCATTCGCAGATAGGCGTGGTTCAACCTCGTTCCTTCCACGTAGGAAGTACGCGCCTGAGCTGCGTTTGGAAAAGCTGAGCGTTTGCTTGGACGCAAAGCTCTTGAAATGCTCAATCTCAACCGACTCAAATTCTAGGTTCATGTATGAATCTAACGTTTATTAGGCATATTCGTCGGATTCGTTCATCGTTTCCATTCGTCGAAATATTGAGCGAACGAACCGCCGCGCCCCGATTGATCTGACACTTGCTTAATCACTTCCGCCATGATCGGTCGGAGCAGTTCTTTGTCCTCATAATCGCCTGACGAGCTAGACACCCAGACGGCCTGCTCTCGTCCTTTGCCACACGAAATATCGACATCGACGTTGCGCAGACTAAAATGCGAGCAACAGCAGCCGTCCCAATTCCCGAGTCGCCATAGACCAACTTCTTTGATGATCGCCAGGACTTTTTCTGGCTCGTTCATTTTCCAAGACTGCTCTACGTCGTACACGTCCATCTCCATGTCTAAATCTGCTTCTTATCTCTTGAATTCGGATCAGGCAAACGGCTTGAGGTTTTCTCGATACCACTTCGCATTGTCGGCGGCTCTCTGCCGTCCCTGCGGCGTGGATATATCTGGAGCTACGGCCGTTGTGGCTGGCTTGAGCAGGGGATCAACTCGGCGCGTAAACTGCTTGTCCAGAGCCTTGTAGACGTGATCCAAGCAGTCATCCCAGCCGCGCTGGTAATCCGGCGACGGGGCATCGGGGTTCTGCTCTGCGCTCATGTACGTTCCTCCCGCTCTCATCTAGTCAGGGTTTCTGATGCGCTCAGCAATCGATCGAGCCCCGAGCCTCATGGCTTCTGTTTCGCTTCCAGCCACTGTGCGGCATTCGGACATGGCGTGCTCGTCGGCAATTTTCGCGCACCGATCCCGCTCATCATCGCTGCCCTCGTTGTAGGCTCTGACGCGCTCGTTCTGGATGTAGTTGGACAGCGACGAGACGAGGCTCACGAAGTCGTTGTCATCATCGATGGTCGATGGGAATTTGTCGGCCATGTCAATTCCTCTCGGCTTTCATCTAACTGCCCGGTTTTCGGCATTTCATTGATTTAGCAAAACGATCCAGCGGCATTTCAAAATCAGCGCTGGTGCGGCCCTGCTCACATCGCGCGACAACTCTTTGGCCGTCAACTGCCGCAACACGATATGGCACGTCATGGATGCTGAGGTAGCTGGCACCAGCTTCAATATCGGTTTTATCCATCGGCTTGTTCCGAATCTGCTTTTGATTGCCCATGACCGACGAGGTTGCGCAGTTTCTTGAGCGCCACGATAGCGTCCTGCCGGTGTTGAAAATACAAGATGAACGCATTGCCGCGCGTGGCCCAATTTACGAGCCAAAGCGCCATGTCGAGTGCGTTGGTTCTGGCGCTCATCGCTTATCCGCGCTGCGGTTTGCCAGGAGTGATGCCCAGCTGTCCGCCGTTGGTCAGCCGCTCCACCACGTCTTCATAGAGAACCTGCGCCTCGTATTCGCTCTTGCATTCGATCTCAAGCCGCACGGTGCTGAACACCACGCTGACATTAATCGAGTCGCCGACCTTCTGGGTTTCCGCTTCGCTCACGATTTTTTCTCTGCCTCACCGACAGCGCTCAATCTGACAAATTCGTGTCGCCAGTATTGGTAGCGCTCCCATGCCCCCGGCACGTTTGCCAGGTAGTCGGCTTGGGCTTGTACAAACTCGGCCTTCGCTTTCTCTGGGTCTGTCATCGTATGCGCCTCAATCCGCCTCGTGCCATCGCGCTACACGATCGGCAGCTTCCTTCAAGATTGGCGCAATAGCCTTGCGGACCTTTTCGGCGTCCAACGAGTCGTCAACAAGAAAGCTATGTGCGTTTCTGGCCGCAGCTAGGAGTTGGCCAACGTCGTTGTTGTAGCCGCCCAACGCCAGCAATGCCTGGCGTGGGTGGATTAGCTTCGCTTCTTCTTTTCTCGCCAGGTTAGCCTCAGTTGTGATGTCACTGAACAGAATGAAGCGCGTAGCCCATATAACCGCTGCCTACGACTAGGCCGATCACAAATCCAATAGCCAACGCGAACCAAGGGTAAGCGCGCAGGCTTTGTAATTCGGACTCCGTGACTTCGTGGATTACGATGTCGCGGTAGCCGCAGCCGGGGGCCAACTCGTCACCACCGATGCGTACCGTGCGGGTGTAGAGTTCAAAACTCATTTCCTGTCCTCATTCTGCTGATCAACGCCACGAAGCGCATACTCAAGTCGCACCCGAGCGTTGTGACCGGCCGAGCGCGCCGGACTGCCGAGCAACCGCTCCGCCAACAGATCGCAGGCTTCCTGCATCACAGTCCGCAGCCGCTCGATCTCATCCTTGAGCTTTTCGTTTTCATCTAACGCCAGATCGCGTTCGATTTGGGCCAATGTCGGCATTCACTTATTCTCCGGAGAACTGCTGTAACCGAGCGCAACACTCATGCGCTTGAGTTCGGCCAAATCAAACCGCTCGGCAAAATTCAGAGCGCAAGCCATCCGTTCCGCCAACGCCATTGGCGAGACGAAGCAGAGAACTTTTATTGGAGGAAACGAAACATCCTCAACGACAGCGTTCGCGCCATCGTTAGCTACGCGCTCTTGGCTGGTCGCCCATCGGGCGGCGTATCGAATAACTGATGCCATGGCGACCTCGTTTGAGAACTAGCTATGAACGGGGAATTTGTGCATCGGTGAACTGACGAATGTCGGCGCGGATGTCCTCAATCGCATCTGCGGCGGTCGTGGGCTTTGGGGCCGGAATATCGTCGGGCTCAAGAACCTCTCGAATAACATCCACGGCCTCTTGAATCAGCGCCTCACACTCATTGCCGCCAGCAGGCAGCTTGGCCAGCGCCCCAATAGGGAAGTCAGCGCGCAACAAGTTGAAAACCCGCTGCAAGGCCCAAACGTAATCTTCGGTGTTCTTGCTCATTTTCATCTGCTCCATCAGTTACGACACGACTACGCCGCGTTTAGCTTTCTGAGCGCCACGCGAAGCGCGTCAGGGCAGCGGGAGCATTCATCGAGCTTCCCGCTATCCACCCGAATGATGGACGCGCCGCATTCGTAGTAATGACATTCGTAATCCTCCTCAGTGCGAGGGGTCGTGTTGGAAAACGCTGCTCCGCAGCAGGGGCACGTCTTAGGCGCTTCTATTGTCATGTAGCTCTCCTGTTGTGCCGACACGTAAGCGGCAGATTCGTCACGCGGCTTTGGCTGTCTCGATGTCGAACCACTCCGAAAGCATGTAAGCGCAGGCCGCCTCTTTGTGTTCGTGCTTCGGCTCGAATGATCCAAGCACTGCACGGATCGCGGCCAGCGCTGCGACTGCATCCACGGTTGGCTTGGCGGTGAACTTCACGCCGTCGATATTGATGCCGCCGGGGTGGGCCTTGGCCCCGCTAAAGAACCACTTCGTTACGGCCTTGCAGTAGGCGTTGCCGTTGTGGCGCTTAAATTCCTCGGGGATCGTTTCGTACTTCGGCATGTGCTTGATCTCACCGAAGGCCACCGAAACGCGGTCGAGTATTGGGATTGCAAGCATTGTCTTTCTCCTGTGCATAAATCTGCCGGTGACCGACGCGCGTTGCGTTATTTGCTCACACGGTACTTATCGTGGTGGACGCCAGCCGCGCTTTTCCAGGGCGTGGATAGCGGCCCTTGCGTAAAGTTCGCTGGCGTGAGAATCGACCAATTCAATGGCGACCGCCACAGCCTCGATGTCGTCCTTGGTCCCGTGCTTTAGCTTTTCTCCGGTTTCCATCTATCTCTCCTGCATAATTCTGGCGGTCGCCGACGCTAAGCGCTAGACTTCGTCACAGTAGAGTTTCTCCAGCCTTCAACGTCTTCTCGTCTACCTGGCGGCGCTGTGCATATTCTCTAAGCAACTCCACATCGGACCGCTTTGGTGCATCTTTCCTTACCTTAGACATACTCCTGCGTTCCGCTTTGACGTTAGGTTGGACTGCATAAATATCGTACTTGTTATCCAAGCCCCACGCTCTGACTTTGGTTACAATCTCTGGCCATTCTGCATGTTGGGCTGGAGCTATCTCCACACGGACTTTAAGGATGTCTTCAGGACTCAGTCCCTTGACCGCCTTCAGTTCAGACACAGACTTGATCTCAACCAGCCGCTTCTGAGGGCCTTCGCATAGAAGAGACTGAAGCTGGCCTTTGTCATTGATCAGAAGTACCCTCGGTTCGAAGGAATCACCAAAATCGATCGCATACGGACTTCCAACGTAAGTCACAGGCCCAACCGTTTGCGGTTTGTGAATATCGCCCGAGATAACCTTAAGGCCCCTCGGGAAGACGCTCAGGGGCGTTCCAGGAAGCTTGAAGCCTGACTCGCTTTCCGAGTTTTCGTAGCATTGATGCGTAAACGCCCAATCGTACGACTTAAGGTCTAGCTTAGTCCAATCCCGCTCTGGGCTAGGGCTGTGGGGCAGAAATATAGCCCCCCGTCCCAGCGCCTTTTGGCAGAACACTGGTACGTTTTGGAACTCTCGGCTAGGGGTGGGGCGGCCTACCCACGAAACACGCTCTATGGCCTCTAGAAACCGAAAGAAGGGGTTGTCAGCCGAAAACCCATCATGGTTCCCCTGAAGCACGACAACAGGGCAGATTTCAGCTAGTTCTCGGAAAATATCTACCAACTGGTTAACGAGTTCAGCCTCGTGGCGGCCCTTCGCCTCTGAAAGATCTCCCAAGACAAGAAGCAGATCGACCTTGTGCTTCTGCAGCAGCTTCGGGAGCTTCCTCAGCCAGAGCCAGCGGTAGTTGTCTCTGGGATTCTCAGAAACATGCCAATCAGCAGTAACCAGAATTGTCACGTGCTTTTCCCACCAGTAAACGGCACGGCAAGGAGGTCCTCAAACATACGAATTTCTACAGCGCCCTGGCCAAGTTTACTGCTCAAGATATATGTTCCAGTAAACGTAGGAACGATCGCCTGAAGTGAGGCTTGCCTAAATACAATGATATCTTTGCATCGGTTCTGTCGTGCAATGATCAGTGGCTCGCGTTCGTATTTCGCAGCCTCTTGAACGGCCGTTCTCCAAAAGCCTGCGAGTACGCCCTTGTCCCGCAAAAGAAAGGACTCCAAGTCCAGACTTCTGACGTGCTTGCACTCTAGAAATATTCGGTCGGTTAAAGCGTGTCCTTCAGGAACAACGGCGCAGATATCTCCAGCTTGCCGAACCAAACCGCCGCGCTTATGAGCAACGGTTGCCCGACCACCGCTGAGAGAACTTCGCCAAAATAGGTCTGTGTGCTTTCCTCCCGAAACCCAAAGAGACAAACGCCTACAAACGTCCCTTTCAAACGCTGCTCCCTTCGCGTGTCCGCCTCCCAACTTCACAGCATAGCTCCATAGCTCTCCAACACAGGTGGTTGTTTCAGCCAGGAGCACCACTCCTCAGTGCCCCACAGTTCATACGCGCGCTTATAGCTTAGCACTTCAACCGGGATCTTCAGGCCAAGCTCTTGCGCAGCAGCCCAACGGT